GTGCCCCCGGCAGGATTCGAACCTGCGACCAAGGGATTAGAAGTCCATTCGACGGGGTCCAGCCAGGTCCGAGCAGATCCCCAATTTTCACTGTTTCTGCTGGTCAGTACAGCTCTTCGAACCAGCTTCATCCAGTGCCATCAAGCACCTTCAAATTGGGTTTTGCTGCACGCGGTGCTGCACGCCGGTTCAGCACGTTGGCGACCACACCCCACTGGGACCGGCCGAGATGGGCGTACCGCTGCGTCACGGTGATCGACGAGTGCCCCATCAAGGTGCACACCTCCGCCAGTGGGATGCCGGCGCGCACGAGCGTCGATGCGAACGTGTGCCGCATGTCATGGACCCGTACGTGTCCGACTGGATTCCAGCGGCCCTGCGAATCTTTGACGGCCGCGCGTGAGCATGCGCGCGCCCAGCTCCGGTGCCGGAAATTGTCCGCGTCGATCGCCTTCCTGTCGGCGCCCTGTGCGAACACCAATCCACTGCGGCACTTCGTCACCCGGTTGTGTCGCACCGGGCAGCACAACCCTGGCCCGTGCTCATCGAGCCGATCTCGAAGCATCTCGACGACCTCGTCGGTCAGCGGTATCGATCGAAGCTGATACGACTTCGGCGCCTTCATGGATCGACCTTTCGGGTCGTAGGCGTGCCTCACCGTCACCGACTTGGCTTCGAGATCGATCGACTCCCAGTGCACACCCTGCATCTCCCCCATGCGCATCCCGGTCGCGAATCCGAACTTCGCCAGCAGCCGATCCTGTCCGACGAGTTCGTCGGTGATCGCATCCTGCTCGGCCTCGGTGAGATACCGCTCAGGAGAGTTACCGTCCTGGACGATCTTCACGCCACGGCACGGTGTGCGGTCGATGAGCTTCGCGAGTTCGGCGGCCTTCATCGATGCCGAGAGCACGCGGTAGATCTTCTCGACCGTCGACGCCGAGAGCGGCCCGCCCGCGGTGAACGATCCGGCCGTCCGGACTCCGCCTGTCCTACCGAGTTGAGTCACCCAGAGTTGGACGTCGTCGTGCTCGATTTTCGACAGTGGCACGTCGCCCCATCGAGGCCGGACGTGGTTCTCGATCTTCGACATGTCACCGGTGAGGGTCTGCGGGGCGACGGAACGCCGTTCGAGCCATAGCGGCTCCCACTGCGCCCACGTCATCGACTGGGCGGCAGGATCTTTGGGGTTCAGCCGAGCATCCTGTTCGGCGGCGGTCGCTTTTCCGAGTGCCTGCTTTTCTCGGGGGTAGCTGCCGGCGGACCGCACTTTGCCGTGAGCGTCGCGGTACATCCCCTGATACTTGCCGGACGGTAGCTTTCTGGTCCATGCCATCAGCTCGCCCGTCTGACTTTCGCTTTGCTGTCGCGGATCCGTCGGAGCCTGTTGACGAGGACAGGTTCGGCTGCGAGCGCCTCGGGGTTGTCGAGGAGTTCGTTCAGCAGCTGGTAGTAGCGGACCGGAGAGATCATGAGTTCGAGCGCGATGTCGACCTCTTTCCCGGCCTGCGATTTGTAGAAGCGCTTCTCGATCTCGAGCATCTTCAACTCGTACGGCTTCATGCTCCCCACTCACTCCCTTCTGGATCTGCGGCGTGAATTTCGCGTTCCCATTTGTCGTCGAGGATCTGACTTTCCTTCGGTCCCCGTTGACATGCAAGAACAGTGATCTCTTTTCCCGACACTGGGTCGGTCCAGGTCATCATCATGGCTGTCTCCGTTTCAGTTCGTCGTCGATGTAGCGGCGCTCCTCGGCCGTCAGGCCTTGGATGCGTGCGATGACCATGTGGACGTCGCACCACAGCTCGCCCGCGGTCTCCTGGCCGACGTCGAAACGCGTCCAGATCAGGGCGTCGAGAAGCGCCTCGATCGGGATCAGTCGGCGTGATGCGATCTCGTCGACGATCCGTTCCTCCGCCGAGAAGCGGTCGTGCGGGTTGCATTCGGTGCCGCGCTCGCGGTGCACCAGCTCGTGTGTGAGAACCGACCTGCGGCCGGCCTGGTCGAGGCCTCGGTGGAGATAGATTCCGTCGTCCGTCCAGACGCCCTTGAGGTCGCCCGGAAGGTAGTACCGACAGGTCACCGAAACGTCGGGATGCGTGTCCCTCAGCGTTCGCCACGGATGCCATCGAGTCATGCCGACGAGTCTCTGTGATGGGTCCGACAAACTACACGGCTGTAGTTTTTTGACCTGCGCTGCAGCGCGCAGGATTCATTCGAATGACCTACTGGTCGTCGGGATCTTGCGACTCGTCCTCGGGCCGCGGCGGGTCCGGGTACAGACTCGCCTCGCTGTCGGGGAATCGCGATGCCGCCAGCGCCTTGCGCGGATCGAACGGCGGCATCCCGTCAGGCCAGTCGCCTTGATTCTCGTCAGTCCCGTCTGTGGGCTTGACGAGCTTCATGGGGGGTTTGCGGACTTCCGCGCCGCCGCCTGGGCCGCGCTGCTCCGGGCTGCCCTCTTCCGTCCGCGGTTCCTGCTCTTCGTCATCATGATCATCCTTTGCGTCAGCGAAATGCCGGTCGGCGATTGCTGCGATCTCGAACGACGCCTGAGCACGGACGTACATCGCCACTAACTCGCGGCTGACGCTTTCGATGGACTCTCGAGCCGAGGCTGGCAGGTCGCCGGCCAGGGGGAGGGTTAAGGCGTGGGGGTCGTTGCCGACCCCCACCGACAGCCCGAGTGCACGGGCGGCCGCCATTACGACGTCAGTTACAGAAACGCCCAACCCAAGCGCCAGTCCACGGATCGTGGGCGGGTCAGGGAAGTTGCGCTGCTGCTTGGTTGCGAGCTGGTGAAGACGCTTCGCCGTCGGCGTGCCGCCGCAGTCCTGAGACAGCCGCTCGTACGAGCGGGTGCCCTTTCGGTCCGCGATCAGCTCGCTCAGGGTTCGTTCTTCGATCACAGGAGCAACCGTCGCTTGTCGCTGGATGATCTGTCCACCTGGCGATCTTAGGCAGTGCGTAACCCAGATGACCAGTTGCGCGCAGCGGTTACGCCTAACTACTGATCAGAGAATTTTTTGGCATATGCCCACACCAGCGCCGCGACGGCAAGATAGGGCTTGACGTGTTGCCTAGCAATGGGTAATGATTCACCGCATCATGCTTGACAGAGCGCCTAACGAGGGGTGAGGATATGCAGGTCACAACGACACAGCGCCGTCGAATCAAACGAAGGAGGTGGCCAGTGGGAATGCGAATGAAGCTCGTCGCACGTGACGCGTTGCTCGATCGAATGATCCGCAAGGATTTCTCCAATCGACGTCTGGCGAAGTACGCCGAATGCGCACCCGGCACGATCGACAATCTGCTCAACGGGCGCACACAGGCGGTCAACAAGCCGCGAACGGCAGAGCTCATCTGCGAGGCGTTGGACGTGCCACTCGACGTCTTTTTCGTGCCCGAAATTTCCAACAATGAGCGGCAATCCACCGCTCGACGCAAGGTGCCGGCCTAGTGGGGCTCGATCGGGGAGACGACGTCCGAAACCACTTCGTCTACCGAGCTTTCGACAAAGACGGCCGACTGCTTTACGTCGGATGCTCTTCACGGCCTCTGACGCGATGGAACGAGCATCGCTCGTCCAGTCCGTGGTGGACGTCGAAGGCCCGCACGTTTCGGATGCAAGGGCCGTACTGCTACCGGACGGCCAGGGGCATCGAACGAGAGGCGCTTCGGTCCGAGGATCCGCTTTACGGCTGGACTCCCAAACGGCACCGAGAAGTGAGGCGCCGGGACGCCTGGGCCAACAGGCGGATCGCTGGATTGATGCAGGGCGGCATGGACTTTCCGGTCGCCGTCAAAAAGGCGTACCGCGAAGCGCACCAGAGGTTCCCGGGTGCACGACACGTCACCAACCGCCCGGATCCCAGATTTCTAACCGAAAGAGCCGCCACCTGAGGCAACAGGTGACGGCTCACGACACAGATTGGAGATCAAATGTCTGACCTGACTCTACCAATGGAGTCGACGTTCGACGCGCTGCAGCGCTCGGACGGCACTTGGTCGGCGCGCGACCTGATGGCCCACCTCGGTTACGACCGATGGGAGAACTTCGAGTCTGCAATCGACCGCGCCCGATTGACAGCAGAGAACCAGGGTCACCGCTTCGACGATCTTTTTCGTGGCGTCACGGAAAAGTCCGGCGGCCGACCACGATTCGACTACCGGATGACTCGGTTTGCCTGCTACCTCGTCGCGATGAACGGTGATCCGCGCAAGCCGGAGATCGCAGCGGCTCAGTCGTACTTCGCGATCAAGACGCGTGAGGCCGAGACAGCGACACCGGCGCTGACGGCTGCCGAGCAGATGGCGCGCGGACTGATGGCGGCGCAAGAGCTGCTCGCTGCGAAGGACAGCCGTATCGCCGAGCTCGAACCGAAGGCTGAGATCGGCGAGAAGTTCCTCGACGCCGACGGCGATTACTCGGTGAAAGATGCAGCCGACACCCTGACCCGCGCCGGCATCAAAACTGGGCAAGGTCGACTGTTTTCTGACCTCGAACGCCGCGGCTGGGTGTATCGCGCGAAAGGCGACGGCAAGTGGCGCGTCTACGCCTCCGTCATCCAGGCCGGTGTCATGTCGGTCATTCCGCAGTCGCACTACCACCCGAAGACGGGCATCCTCGTACTCGATCCGCCGCAGCCTCGGGTCACGCCGAAGGGCATGCAGAAGCTACTAGCGGATCTTGGCGGTGCAGCATGAGCGCCCCGACCTCTCCGTGGCTGACAGCGCAAGAAGCGGCCGACCGTGCGCGCTGCCACCGCGAGACGATCTACACCGCCCTCCACGACGAGGAGTTGAAGAGGGGCACCGGCCTGGTCGGCAGGCAGCGCAAAGCACCGAAGGGCGCATGGCTGATCCATGTCGACGACCTCGACGCGTGGGTGTCGGGCACTTCGGCTTCCAGGACGCTGCGGAGGTCGGCATGACCGACCGTTACCCGGACACTCGTCACGAGTTCAACCGGAAGCATGCGAAGTTCGTGGCCGCGTACGAGGCTCATCCGCCGACGGCCGATTGGACGGTTCTGTTGTGGGCCGTCGTAATGGTCGTGGTGATCGGTGTGGTCACGACTGCTGTGGTGGTGCTTCGATGAGTGCCCCGTACGCCGAGTGTGATTTGGATGCGATCGCGTCGACGGTGTCTATCGCCGAGCGAGTCGCGACCGAGTTCACGTTCGCTCTTCTTTCTTCGACTTCCGCTGCCGCGCATGGGCTGTGCGTCGGCGCGGATCGGGTGATGCCTGCAGCCACTGGCGCGGTGTCACCGGCGGCAGGAGCTTCCTTCCCTGCTTCTGCCGCCCCTACGTCCTGAAATGAGGTCGGGCCCCGCATGCCGGCGGGGCCCGTCCGAAAGTCCACGAAAACCGGAAAGGGGATTCCCGATGGACCGAATCAATCATAAAGGTGGCGTCCGGTGACGGCGTCCATCACTCATCTCCCCGTGCGGGTGGTGTGCATGCCTGCGCCGCGGCGGGTCGACGGCGGCGAGGTCGCTGCTGTGGTGGCGGAGTGCGCCGAGCTGCTGGCGAAGATCAGCGCCCGCAAGGCGGATCTCGACGACTACGTCACCGACTTCCGCACTGCGGAAACGCCTTCGGAGCGGTCGGCTGCCCGACGGCTGTACGAGAGCACGTCGAGCCTCATCGACATCGAGACCGGGTTCCTGCAGGAACGCCTGGACATTTTGAAGGAGATCACGAAATGAGTGTGACGTTCTATGACCGGTCGGCTGAGGTGATCGATCAGGCGACGTGGCAGGCGCGGGTGAAGGACGCCAGTTACGTTGTCCTGTCCGATGATCGGGTGCCGTCGCCGGATGGCGAGTTTCGGGTGTACACGTTGTGGCAGGGCGTCGACTTCTCGTTGGGGAAAGAGCCTGTCCCGCAGATCTTTCAGACGATCGTGGAGCGGGCGGGTCGGGCTGCGGCTGAGCGTGTTGTGTATGCGGCGACGGAGGCTGCTGCGTTGACGGCGCACGCTGAGGTCGTCGACCAATTGCGGGCAGGGCTGGTGCCGGCATGAGCGAATTCGATTGGGGTCCGGCGCATCGCGCGTTGACTCGCGCTGACTCGATCGCACTGTGGGTGTCCGGTTCGGTGATCGGTGCGATTCTTGGCGCCCTCGGGTGGGCGGCGGCATGACGACACTCGACTTGCAGGCGATTCTGGATCGTGCCGACGCTGCGACCGAAGGGCCATGGCGAACAGAGCCGTCGAAGTACGTGCGTCAGCGCTACGTAGTCCAGACAGACACCCGACGCACGATCTGGCACGCCACGAACGACGTTTTCGAAGCAATCGACGCGGAGTTCATCGCTGCTGCTCGCACTGATGTGCCGTTGCTGGTCGCCCGTGTACGGGAGCTCGAAGCTGTTCCGCGCGTACTCGATCCGAGGAAGCTGTCGGCTGAGGAGATCGAGGCTGCACTCGATGCGCTGCCGGGTCGCGCTGTCGTCACCTGCAACGCCTTCGACGAGCCGGGCGTCTGGATCCGCACCCGCCCACAAGAGTGGCACGGAAGCGGCCTCGTTCACGCGCGCACCTCGCGTTACCTCGCCCGCTACTGCGCACCTCTCCAGGTCATCCGATGAGGCTGAACGTGATGCAGGTGTTGATCCTGGCGGTTCCGATCTCGGCCGTCCTGTATCTCGCCCTGTACCAGGCATTCCTGGCGCTCGGCGACTTCCTGAAGTGGGTGCTGTGACGACTGCACCTGAGGACACTGTCGACGGATACCTGCGGGATCTCGCCGAGCAGATCATCGACGACCTCGGAACCGAACCCGGCCACCACGAATGGACCGTCGCCACCGCCGAAGCGCACTACGAAGCCACACAGAAATCGGCGTGCACCGTCTACATCGAAATCGAGTTACCCGACGACCGAGGACAACTGCACCTGGTCGCTCATCCACTCCCCCAATCCAATCCCGTGTTCGACGACGGCGCAGCCGCCGACCGGGCACGAGACCGACAGATCGATATCGAGAACGGAGTCTGATCATGGAGAACGCTCTATGCCGAGAGCACGATCCTGAAATCTTTTTCCCGCAAGGGACGGCCGGGCGGGAAAGGGTCCGGCAGGTTCGCGTGATGGAGGCGCAGAAGGTGTGTGCTGCGTGCCCGTTGGCGAACCACCGTGAATGCGCCGCGCTGGCGTTGAATGGCGGCGCCGAGGATGGTGTGTGGGCTGGCGTCGATTTCGGTGACACCCCGGCGAGTCGTCTCGCCGCGAAGGAGCGGCTGTCGCTGATCGCCGGCCGCGGCCCGTACACGCCGGCGCCGCGCATCCCGCGGGTCTGCCAGGGTCCGTGTGGTCGACCATTGCGGAGGCAGCGCGTCCGTATCGAGGATGCACCTGGCACTGTCGCGCTGGCCGGTGATGGGCGCTGCAGCTCCTGCCTGCGCCTGTTCCGCGGCCAGGACGCGCGACCAGAACTGCTGGCGGCCGCGTCATGAAACGCCCCGACCGTGGCCCGTACATCGGGCAGCCAGTGACTCGCATTCCACAGATGCCGAAGACCGCAAAGGTCCCGGCCGAGGTGGTGATGCCGCATCTGCAGCATCTTCTGTCGATCGGCATGACGCCGTGCATGATTGCTCGGGCTGCTGGCGTATCAGCTGGTCCGTTGTACAAGATCCTCGCCGGCCAGACTGTCGCGTTGAAGCCGACTGTCGATGCGCTTCTCGCGGTTTCTCCTCGCCCGCATCCGCAGCAGGCGAACGTGCTCGCTTACGCGGCCCGCCGACGGTTGGAGGGACTGGCGGTAATGGGTTGGCCGGGCCGAGCGATCTCGGCGCAAAGCGGCCTGAATTTGCCGTCGCTGCATCGCGTCCACGCCGGATCTGTGTTGAGTTTGCGGACGCATGTCGCGGTCCTCGACGTCTTCGACCGGATCTCGCACATTCGCCGCGGCGACATCCGGACGACGAAGTGGGCGCAGCGGCGAGGCTTTGTCCATCCGATGCTGTGGGACGACATCGACGACTTCTACGAGGTTCCGGCTGCACCTGACGATTCAGGTATCCCGGATCCGGTTGTGGTGGAACGCCTGGTGGACGGGCGTCGTGTTGATGCGACGCGCGCGGAACGCCGGGAGGCGTGGCGGCTGCTGTCCGTGCAGGGTCTGCCTGCGAACGAAATCGCGGGTCGCTTGTCGATCTCCAAGCGGACGGTCGAACGGTACAAGTCCGAGATGGCGGTGGCGTCATGATCTTCGATCTGGATCTCGTCGACGCCGACGACTGGGATGTCGACGCGCTGTGCGCTCAGGTCGACCCGGAAATGTTCTTCCCGGAGGGGCCGCCGTCGGCGATTCATAGCCAGGTCGTGGCTGCGCAGCAGGTGTGCGCGGACTGCCCGGTGAAGCAGAAGTGTGCACGGAGGGCGCTCACGAGCTTGTCGGTGTCGGGTGTGTGGGCGGGTGTCTATATGGGGTCTCACGCGTTGGATCGCAGGTATGCCCGCGAGCGGCTCGAAGAGATTGCTGGCACCACAGCCCCCGCGCCCCGGGCGGGCGGGGTCCGTCCACCACGTGGGCCGTTCGCTTGTGCAGGTTCGTGCGGCCGTTCGGTGCGGCCGATGGGTCGTCTGCTCGAGGAATACCCGGACACCGTGTCGCACCACCGCAAGGGCATGTGCGGCAGGTGTTACCGCGAGCATGAGCTGGCGACGGCAGGTGTGGCATGACGACGCTCAACGTCGGCGACGAGATCACCTCGCTCGACCAGCTCGTCGAGCTCCCAGTCGGGTCGATCGTCCGATCCGGAACTGCCCGGGTCGCGCAAAAGACCTGGCTTGCAACTGCATCCGAGCCCGACGAGTGGGTCGAGACCGGCGACTCCACGCCCATCACATCGTCCGATCTCGACGACTATCCGCACCGGCTGCTGTACATCGGAGGCCAGGAATGACGTTGACGCTGACCGACATGTTCTGTGGTGCTGGCGGTTCAAGCACCGGTGCGATCCAAGTGCCGGGCATCAGCATTCGAGTCGCCTCGAATCACTGGAAGCTCGCGATCGAAACGCACAACACCAACCATCCCGACGCGGACCACATCTGCGCTGACCTGTCCCAGATCGATCCCCGCTACTTCCCGACGACCGACATCGGGTGGTTCTCACCGGAGTGCACCAACCACTCGATCGCGAAGGGTAAGAAGCGGGCCGATTCGGCACCCGACTTGTTCGAGGAGGTTCTGCCCGACGACGCCGCTGAGCGGTCTCGGGCGACGATGTGGGACGTCGTTCGCTTCACCGAGTTCCACCGGTACCGCGGGGTCATCGTCGAGAACGTTGTCGATGCGTGGAACTGGACTCCGTTCCGCGCGTGGCTGATGGCGATGGACTCGCTCGGCTATGACCACGAGGTCGTGTATCTGAACTCGATGCACGCGCAATTGCATGGGCCGGGTGCTCCGCAGTCGCGGGATCGGATGTACATCGTGTTCTGGCTGCACGGGAACACGAAGCCGAACTTGCATCACGTCACGCGGCCGCACGCGGTGTGTGCGGAGTGTGGCCCGGTTCGGGCGATGCAGTCGTGGAAGCGGACTGATCGTGCACCGTGGGGTCGGTACCGCGCGCAGTACGTTTACCGCTGCCCGAACGTGAAGTGCCGCAACCAGGTTGTCGAGCCTGCATTCCGGCCGGCTGCCGACATCATCGACTGGTCGATGCAGGGCGTGCGGATCGGGGACCGTCCGAAGCCGCTGGCCGCGAAGACGATGGCCCGAATACAGGCAGGGATCGAGCGGTACTGGTCGCCGTTCGTGCTCGACAACAATCACTCGAACCGCGGGCGCGGGATTGACGAGCCGATGCCGACGATGACGACGGCCACGACTAAGGCTCTCGTCGTCCCGGTCGAGGGCCGCGAAGGGAAGTCGGCATCGTCATCCGATGACCCCATGCGCACGATGACCACACGCAGTGAGACCGGCGTCGCTCTGCCGTTCGTGACGGTGATGCGTGGGCAGTCGAAGAACCACCGCTCCGACGCGGCACTGTCGACGGTCTCTGGAGGCGGCATTCACCACGGTGTCGTGTCGCCGCCGTTCATCGCGGAACTCCGCGGTGGCGGGTCGGTCGCACGACCAGCCAGTGATCCACTCTCGACGGTCACCGCCTCTGGCAATCACCACGCGCTGATCATGCGCAACAACGGAGTTCGAGGAGGGAACCCTGCACGGCACACCACACCGTCAGATGAGTACATCCGCACCGTCACCACCGCGGGTCACCAATCGCTGATCGAGGCTGACAGGCCAACGATCGACATCGACGACGTTCGTTTTCGGATGCTCGAGCCCCGCGAGATCGTCGCCGCGATGGACTTCCCATCCGACTACGTCGTTCTCGGCACGCGCCGCGAACAGGTCCGCATGGCAGGGAATGCGGTCACCCCGCCGGCTGCTCGAGACCTCGTCGCCGTCGTCGCCGAATCGCTAGGGGTTGCGTCGTGAAACTCCGAGAAGCGAAGAAGCGCATTGGTTCTCACGTCATCTACACCTCCCCCGTCGACCCGAATTACAAGGAGGACGGAGTTATCGAATCCGTTTGCTCGAAGTGGGTGCACGTCCGGTACGGGCACTTCACGGTCACACCCACCCATCCCGACAATCTGAGTCTGCCAGGAGGCCGACCATGAGTGACATCGTCGAAGGGCCAGGCCAGTACGACGGCATTCCCGACTCGGAGTACCACCGCGACAAGGGAAGTTTGTCGTCGTCGGGTGCACGGAAACTTCTGCCGCCGTCGTGCCCCGCGATCTTCAAGTGGGAACGCGACCATCCGCCGGAGTCGAACGACAACTTCGATCTCGGGCATGCGGCTCACACACTCGTGCTCGGTGAGGGCGCCGAGATCGTGTCGCTTGAATTCGACAGCTGGAGCACGAAGGCGTCGAAGGAGAAACGAGACGAGGCACGCGCGGAAGGCAAAACGCCGCTGCTCGAGAAGGACTTCCGCAAGGTCCACGAGATGGCGGCTGCCCTCCGATCGCACCCGCTCGCGAACATTCTCTTTCACGAAGGCGTCGCCGAACGCTCGATGTACTACGAGGATCCTGAGACCGGAGTGATGCTCCGGGCGCGGCCGGATTGGCTGCCGGTGCATTCACGGAGTCGGCTGATCATCACCGATTACAAGACCGCTGCGTCCGCCAACCCTGCGAAGTTCGCGAAGTCCGCCGCTGAGTACGGCTACCACATTCAGGATCCGTGGTACCGGGACGCAGCGATCGCGTTGGGATTGGACGACGACCCCGCTTTCGTGTTCGTCGTTCAGGAGAAAAGCGCCCCGTACACCGTGTCAGTCATCGAACTCGACCAGGACGCAGTGAATCTCGGCCGTCGTCTCAGCCGCGCCGCGATCGACATCTACGCCAAATGCCACGCCAACGATGACTGGCCTGGTTGGGGCGATGACGTTCACCAGGTTTCCCTGCCCAGTTGGGCCTTCTACCAGTCAGAGGAGTTCCTCAGCCATGTCTAGCCCCGTCCGCTACCAGCCCGTCGCCACTCCCGCAGCTCCGCGAACCAGCGTCAGTCAGGCGACCGCGATCGAACAGTCCCGCGCCGTCGCCGAGGTCCAGGCCGCTGTTCTCGTCGCCCAGCAGAACCGGCGGTCGAAGCCGCTGGCCGTCGACGAAATGCGCGACACCACCCACCAGAAGGCAGTCGCCGAGAAAGCATTCTTCCGGTACTCACGTGGCGGCAACACGGTCACCGGCCCGTCGGTGCACCTCGCCCGCGAACTCGCCCGCTGCTGGGGCAACATCCAGTACGGCGTCACCGAGCTCCGTCGTGACGACGAGAAGGGCGAATCGGAGATGCAGGCCTACGCCTGGGATCTCGAGACGAACGCCCGAAACTCGACGACATTCATCGTCCCGCACAAGAGGGACAAGACCGGTGGCGCAGTGAAGCTCACCGACATGCGTGACATCTACGAGAACAACGCCAACGCGGGTGCCCGTCGTGTCCGCGAGGCGATCCTGTCGGTGTTGCCGTCGTGGTTCGTTGAGGAGGCGAAGGACCTGTGCAACGCCACGTTGCAGGACGGCGGCGGTGTGCCGATCGCGACGCGAATCGCGAACAGTGTCGGGCACTTCGAGACCATCGGGATTTCGCTCGCGCAGCTTGAGGCGAAGGTTGGTAGCAAGCGTGACGCGTGGACGGAACACGACCTGTCTGCGCTCGGTGTGACGTTCCGGTCGTTGAAGAACGGCGAGGTGACGAAGGAGGAGGAGTTTCCGCCTATTCGGTTGTCGGCGGAGTCGATCAAGGCGGAGGCGGAGAAGAACAAGCCAGCCGCCGACAAGGCCGAGAAGCCTGCCGCCGAGACCCAGGATTCCGACCCGGCCGAGAAGCCGGACGAGCCGAAAGCCCCGGACGTCGACCCGAACGGTCCCGTCACCGAACAGCAGGGCCGCGACCTCAACGACCAGTTCAAGGCGATCAAGCTGACCCGCTGGGCTGACCGCTTCGAGTGGCTGAAGGGCAACGGCATCCTCGACGAGGACGTGAAGGGCATCAACGGCCTGACCGCCGCCCAGGCGCAGGCCGCCCTCGACGCATTCGCCGAGCCAGAGCAGCCGGGTGAGCCAGCATGAGCGGCGAACACGAGACGAGTGGCGAGTACGAGATGTTCCGCCCGATCGTCGCGCTCAAGGGCGGTGGTGGCATCTACGAGGCTACGGACTACATGGCCGGTTTCGAGATGGGGGTCCTCGAAGGTCAGCTCGGTGGCGACGTTTCACCCACACCTGACAAGCCTGGGTTCGGTGCGACGACCGACTGGCGTTGGATCCGCCAAGGCAACATGCAGCAGGTCGACCTGATTGCGATGGAGCACGGCCGCGTCGTCGAGTTCGGTGAAACGCACGAGGATCTGGTCGCAGTCCGTCTGGTCCAGCCGAATGGCGGTGAGCCGTCATGAGCCAGGAACCGAAGGGTGGCATCTGGCTTCCCGACAAGTCCGATTGGGCCGCGGTGTTCGGCACCAACAGTGCCGAGCATGCCTTCCTCGAGGTCGTGACCAAAGCACCGACTGCAACGCTCGACCAGGTCGCGAAACTGGCCAACGCGATGGGCCTGGTGTTCAAGCTGAAGGTGGAGAAGAAGCCACCGACGTCCGGGACCACGTCATGAGCGGCGTGCCTGCCGTCCCGACGACGGCGCAGATCGAGGACGACCCAGTCCCCAACCTGTACGCGATCGAACGAGGCCTGCAGCACCTCGAGATTTCGGGTGGTCTCGCCGCGTTGGAGTTGAAGAACGCGCGTACCGCGTTGGTGGAGGCGCGCCGCGATCTGCGGCGCGCCCGGGTCGTCGCCCGCCTGAAAGCAAAGGCGGAGTTGACGAAACCAACGATCCCCGACTTGCAGGCGTTCGTAGATCAGGCCACCGATGAGGAGCAGTTCGCGTTCGAGTTGGCGGAGGTGGAGGTCCGGTACACAGCGGATTTGGTGGATGAGCGTTCGTCGACGCGGTCGTCGTTGCAGACGCGCGCGAAGTTGGCGATCGAGTGCATGCGCCTGGCTGGTCATGGCGGTGGTGCGTGATGCCGCAACGGATCCAGCGCAAGCGGACGAAGGGCTGGCGTATGCCCGAGGGTGCCGTGTACGTCGGTCGGCCGACCCGGTTCGGCAACCCGTGGCGTATCGGCTCGGACGGGCTAGTCGCTGGTCCGGGAATGTACTTCTCGGCCGATCCTGAGATGTCGCAGCAGATGGTCATTCGGCTGTTCCATGACTGGCTGACCAAAGGGAAAGCTGCGCCCGCGCTGATGGTGGGCGGCGGATACCCGCAACTGGATTCCCAGCGTGACTGGATCCGCGACGCTTTGCCGGTCCTCCGAGGTCACGACGTCGTCTGCTGGTGCTCCCTCGATGAGCCGTGTCACGCCGACGTGTTGCTCGAACTCGCGAATAAGGAGGCGTGATGGCGCGCTACACAGGTTTTTCTCCGCAGACGAAGTCGGTTGTCCGTCAACGCTCAGGGGGTTTGTGTGAACGCTGCGGACTGGACTGGGCTGTTCAGGATCACCACCGCCGTGCCCGAGGGATGGGTGGTACGCGGCGAGCATCTACGAACGCCGCGTCGGGTTGCCTCGCGGTCTGCCTGCGCTGCCACAACCGGATCGAGTCGGCCCGCGCGGACGCGCTCCAGCATGGCTGGCTGGTGCCTCAGCACAAGGAACCCGCCGACGTCCCCGTCCTGTACCGCGGCCAGTTGGTGCTGTTGGACGACGCCGGCGGAATCGAATACCTGCCGGGGGTGCCTGATGACGCAGCGTGAACTCGCATCCCTGTTCACGGCGTTCTCACTGGCCGCATCAGCGACCGCGTACGCCGCATTCCAAATCTGTTCCCTCGCTGTACGACTCGGCGAGAGCTATTCCAGGAGTTCCGAATGAATGAAGCAAACACGCATCGGGCGTTCGCGTTGCACACCGAATACGATCCGCCGCGCCACAAGCTGATCGCGTCGGGCCCGCAAGGGTTCTGCATCGTCCAGGCTGAGGACTACGCGGCCAAGCACGGCATGGAGACGGGTGTCGTCGAGGCCGGAAAACTCGGGAACCCGTGGGCCGCAGAGTGGCCAGAGGACAAGCCAGGTCGCAGCTGATGGGAAAAACGACGATCGAATGGACGGACCGGACATGGAATCCGGTCACCGGCTGCACCAAAGTGTCACCCGGGTGCGATCACTGCTACGCCGAGACCCTCGCTGAACGGTTCCGCGGTACACCGGGCCACTACTTCGAGAACGGCTTCGACGTCCAGCTGCGGCCGGCGAAACTCGCTGAGCCGCTGCGGTGGCGGACACCGAGCCGCGTCTTCGTGAACAGCATGTCGGATCTGTTCCACGACGACATCCCCAACGAGTACATCGCGCGAGTCTTCGCGGTCATGGCGCTTACGCCGCAGCACACCTTCCAGGTCCTGACCAAGCGCCACGCGAGGATGAAATCCCTGCTGTCGTCCGAGAGTTTCGAAGCGGCTGTGTTCGATGCATGCGACGGAGCTTTCGACGGGTACTTCCAGCTTCCGTTGCCGAATGTCTGGTTGGGTGTGTCCGCCGAAAATCAGAAGTGGGCCGACATCCGCATCGACCGTCTGCTCGACACCCCGGCGGCAGTCCGATTCGTCAGCGCCGAACCGCTTCTCGGTGAGATCGACATCTTTCGCAGCACTCGGATAGACCGATTGCCCGGGCTCGACTGGGTCATTGCTGGAGGTGAGTCCGGCCGTCGCGCACGCCCCCTACATCCCGGCTGGGTGCGACTGCTACGCGACGAGTGCAAAGACGCACAAATCGCATTCCACTTCAAGCAGTGGGGCGAATGGGCGCCAGTCGACGGCCAGCCACAGGACGGTGACGTCTGGGTACTCGGCGAGGCATTCGAAAGCCACGCCTACCCGTGGCGACCAGACACCGAACCGGCTGCCCCCGGACGCTACTCGCGCTACGCCGACCACCTCATGCGCCGAGTCGGAAAGAAGACCGCCGGCCGGGAACTCGACGGCCGCACGTGGGACGAGTTCCCGGCAGGTGCGTCATGACGTGGATCGAGATCGTCGGCGGTGTGTTGGCGGCCGCCGCGATCCTTCTCGGCGCGACGGGAATCATCCTCGCGCTCCGCGAATCCGACACAGAACGCGGCCTCACCTACCCCTACGGGTCGACCGAGCGCCGCGCACTGACAGGAAAGGAGAACCCACCACATGCCATGGTTCAAAGCTGACGACGGACTGCCCGATCACCGCAAGGTTCGACGCGCAGGAACCGCCGCAATGGGGCTTTGGGTGCTCGCGGGTGCATGGTCGGCGCGCAATTTGACTGACGGATTTGTACCGCGAGAGATCGCGAAGCGTTGGGATCCTCGCGGTTCGTATGCACGCCGTTTGGTCACGTCTGAGCTGTGGATAGAGGCCGTGCACCACGGCGAGAACGGCTTCCAGTTCCACGACTGGGAGGGCTACCAGCCGATGAAAGCCGTGGTAGAAGCCGAACGCGAGGCAGCCAGGGAACGGATGAAAAAGAAACGGGCGCAACGCAAAACCGGCGACCGTTCCAACGATGTTCAGGCGAACACCGAGCGAAGTTCGGAATCGGTTCGCGAACCCCGACCCGACCCGACCCCATCCCGACCCGACCCGACCTCTTCTAGTGAAGACTTGGGTAGGAGGGTTACTGAAAGCAACGCGCAAGAACCGCCCTCCCCGAAATGCATCCGCCACAGGAACGAACCGCACCCACCACGCTGCGGCGCATGCGCTGACGCGCGCCGAGCTCGAGCGGACTGGGACGAGGCGCACGGGCGGGCGGTCCTCGATCAGGCGAAAGCGAAACGCGCCGCGATCAGCTCATGCCCGGACTGCGACGAGGCCGGCTGGATCATCGGTTCCGAGCCGGTCGTCCGCTGCGGTCACGAGCAGAGGCGGACGTCGTGACGGCCGCACACAACGACGCCGGGATCGTCGCCTGCCCTGACTGCCACGCTCCCGTCCGGTCCCGCTGTGTGTGGCCGGACGGGAGGGAGCGGCGGACACCGTGTCTGAACCGGTTGCGTGCGGCGGACCGGTACGACGGCGCCGTGTCGGTCGGGTCGGGGCTGACCGATCTCGACGAGCCGGAGCAGCGAGACATCACCGAACCTCTCCACCCACAGGAGGACCAGTGAGGCGGCAGTGGTGGCCGGACGGCGCTCGACGCGTCGACGCCAAGACTCGACCCGACGTCGGAGACATCATCGGCCACGACTACCAGCCGTGGCGAGTCATGGAAGTCCGAGACTCACCGCTGCGCGACGGCGAACAGACCTGGTGCAAGCCGTACATGCTGCACCTGCGTCCCGCGCAACTCGACACTTGGCGTACGGCGATGGACGAAGACATTCACGGCCGGGTCGTGGACACCCTGTGGCCGATCCTCGGCGAGCACTATCCGGTGTGTGTGAAGTGCGGGGATCTGACGCCGTGTCGTGAGGTCGTGTCCGTGAAGATCGCGGCCGAGTCGGCGGAGAACGCAGCCAGGTATGAGACGGCCGGCGTCTGCCCCGCCTGCGAGGAGGTTGTCACCCGCCGCCAACAGGCCGTGACCTGGCAGGAGAACGTCGTCGCGGTCCTCGGGCCGCCTGTGACGTTCCATCTGCGGCAGAAATGTTTTTGGGGCGCATACGAGTACGAGCAGAAGTGGTCGCGTGAGTACCCGGATCGGCCGCTCCGATTCCATTGCGGCGGCGATGTCGTCAATCACGGCGACGGGACGTACGAGTGCACCCATGAGAGCGCATGCCCCGGTCCGTCTGCACGGCATCGATCGATGTCGGTGTGCAGGGACTGCTGTTCACCGCGACCACGTGACTGCCACCCGAAACCCGACGCAGTCAACCGATTTCATTCCGAACCACTACACCCCCAGGAGGGGCAATGAGCATCTGGAATCAGCAACCACTTCAGCAGAACATGGAGACCGAGCAGATGGAATCGGCTGGCCGACGAGCTCGCGCCCCGCGGCGTGCACAGCTCACCACCGAACTGAAACTCGAAGCGCGCGACAACATCACACTCGCCGACCTCGACGAGATCATGGCCCAGACCGCGAACTGGGACCGGAACACCATCGTCACGGTCAAGGCCAAGACGTACGACCAGCGCGGCGAGATGCCGATGTACACGCTCTCGCTGATCGAAGGACGCACAGCATGAGCGATCGAAGCGACCGAATTGCCAGCGCGTTCGAGATCCGCCGCAAGGACGACGTTGATGGCGGCTACGAGCTCTACCTGAACGGCGAGTTCGTCCCGTGGGCTGTGTCCACCGAAGGTCTCGAGATTCACCACACGGAGGTCGAGCGGTTCAAGTTCGTGCAGGTCCGCCTGTTCGTGGAGGGCGATATCAAGATCGACCCGTCGATCGTCGTCACGAATGTCGGCGACGGCGTCCGCACTCTGCGACGACCACAAGACATTTCGAAGCCCTCCGAGGGAGGCGTGTTGTGACCGGGGTGTTGGTGTTTCAGAAGCGCCCGGAGCGGGTGCAGGCGATGCAGTGGGACAACACTCCGGAGTCGGCCAAACAGGTTGCAGCGTGGACTGATCCGGAAGGCTGGACGTTCCAACTGTCGCGGCCGGCCCCGTTCGGCGGGTATGTGTTCGAGCTGATCGACCCGGACGGTCAGCCCACTGACGTGTATCCAAACGGCTGGATTGTCCGTGTCGGAACGGGCATGTTTCAGGTGTTGCGGGAATTGGAGTTTCGGGCTGGCTATGAGCGGGTGATCGTGTGAGTGACGGGAAGACTCCTGTGAAGCGGTTGCGTGCGGTGGTTGGTCAGGTGCGGAGTTTCGATGGCGGGTCGCCGCAGTCGGTGGATGGTGTGTGCATTTGTGGGGCGTGCCGTGACTGCCGGTTGGCGTTGAAGGACGGCGAGATGGGGCGGGCGTCGTGAGCGGGCATCGGATCCGCATCGTCGGCTTGTCTCCTGCGGTGACTGGGGCGAAGCGTCGCATGTACCGGACGTCGTGTTCGTGTGGTTGGGAGTATCGCGGTGATTACACGCGTCACGAAACGTTGGCGGCGGAGCGGGGCCGGGAGCATCTCGAGCAGGCTGGTCGGCCGCCGTGCCCGCATCCGGGAAAGAAGAAATTCGCTAGCCGGGAGCGGGCTGAGCAGTCGATGTCGACGGTGTGGCAACGCTCCCGCCGTAGCGGCGCGTTGCCGTCTCGTTCGTACCAGTGTGCGTGTGGGTTCTGGCATTTGACGAAGGCCGCGAGAAAGGACTACTCGGCATGAGCGAACGAGATGCATTGGCTGCGACGATCCGCGCCGACTACGACAAGCGGCCGCCGGACCGTTACCCGACGGAACACGCTCTCGCGGAGGCGGTTCTCGCTGCGGGTTGGCGTCCACCAGCACGACTGATCGAATCGGTCGAAGAGCTGGACGCTTGCGTGATGGAGACTGTTATCCGCGACGCTGACACGGCCGTGATGGAGCGATGGAATGGCGGTTGGGTCGCAGTTGGTTACGGCGTTGGGCAGCCGAAGTTGTCTGCGACGGTGTTGTGGGAGTCGGGTGATCCACGATGAGCCTCACGAAGCGTGACAAGTTCACACCCTCACGGACGCCATATGCGTTCGCACCGGCAACGTTCGACGGCGAGCGAGTCGACGCGCTGTGGGCGAGCCGTAAGCACGGCGAGACAGTCGTAACGCTCGGCTCCTACCGCCTGTTTTCGTTCACTGATCGTGATGCGAGCGACTTCGACTCGTTGCTGTCTGTCGCTGACACCCGCTACGGCGGGAACTGGATGTTTCGTTGGGATGGAACGACGTTGCTGCACAACCCGGAGTTCAAGTCGGCGTTCGGTGGCTGGCAATCGGTGACCGAGAAGCTGGATGCGGTGCTACGTGGCTTCCCTGAGGTGCCTGTGGATTGGGACGGTTGGTACTACCGAGAGAAGGCCGTCTGATGTCTGATGTGTCACCCGAAGCCATCATCGCGGAGCACGGCCTGTCGAGTTGGTCTTTGGTCTCTATGCCAGGGAGACATGAAGTGCGCGCGGTCTGCCTGTGTGGCCATGAGGAGGTGGCTCCGAAGTCTAAGTCGGAGTTCCTGATACCTCCGCAAGCACGCCGAATACTTGCAGGCCACCAGGTGGAGCGGTTGCGGCACCACGGACACACCATCGTGCCCAGCGACGGCATAGTGCGCACCTACCGGGCCGCGTCGACCCTCGGTCAGAAGTACATGTTGCCGACGACGTTCGGTTGCGATCGCGAGGAAGCCGAGCGGTGGTTCGAGTTGCATCAGAGCGCACTTGCCGGTCTGCCTGGCGTGGACACGGTTCAGTTGGAGTACCGCGACGAACTGGATTCGGATTGGGAACCCCTCGCCGCTGCTGCTTCGCCTACCGCACCCGCACAGGAGGAATCGTGAGCGCCTACCCGCAGGACATCTACACGAGCAACGATCGTTGGGGGCGGATTCACCAGGGCCACGACCTCGATCGTGCCGAGTTGCAAGCGGACCTGGAGCACAACGTCGGCCTGCAACACGGTAGCGAGGTGCTGTCGATCACCGAGTCACGTCTCGCTTACCGGCCGCGCGTCAAGTGGTGCGGGCGCGTGGATGGAGTCGGCTGCGACAACGAAGGCGAGTGGCACCGTCACTGGTTCGAGGTGCGGCAGAACGGGGAGCTGTTCACGATCGCGCAGTGGCTCCCCGCCCCTTCCGCACAGGACGGTGAGTGATGGGCGCGAAGTTTCGGTGCTGCCCGCACTGCGCGACAGACCCCAACCACGAAGCCCTCAACCTGACCGACAACCACGATGGTGCGTGTGAGGCGGAATGCGACGACGGCAATCGCATCGTCCGGGCCGCGCCTGTTTCCGCACAGGAGAACACCAACCATGAGTGACCATCGGCCTAGCCTGCGTGAAATCCGCGAGCAGTATATGGCTCTCGGATACGAGGATGTCGACTCCGGTCCTGTGATCGGACGCGGCAATTCAGAGTCGTGCGGCGACTGCGAAGCCTGCTGAGGAGAACACCAATGACTGACAACGCAATCGGAACCGTCCTCGACATGGGCTCGCCCGAGCCCGCAGAGAACGTGATCGCCGTCGATTCGATCGAGTTCGACGACATCGACGAGTACGACAGCGGAGTGGCGCTGAGGTTCGGGCGCACACACGACAACGAATGGAAGGGCTACCTGTTCGGCGGCAAGGTTTACTACGCCTGGGACGAGCTGGTGCGCCGGTTCGGGCCTGTGCGTATCGCCGCTCTCGCTGCTGTGCCTGCTGCTGGGGAGGAGAGCAAGTGAGCGCGGGGGATCGGGTAGCCATTGCATTCGCTGCCCTCGTAACACTGACTCGGATCACGTCACTGCTTGCTGCACTGTGGTTTGCAGTCGTCGCCTCGTGGAGATGGGATTCGAGCTACGTCCCCACCATCGCAGCACTGTTCACTGCCTACATCGCATCGTCGGCTGTCATGTCGCTGATGTTGTGGCGCTCCGGATTGAGGGGTGGTGTGTGAGCGTGGAAACCGACCTCACCGCACTACTGCGAGACCACGTCTGCCGCTACTTCGGGCCAGCATCATCCGACGACGCATCGAACTGCGAATGCGGATGGTGGGGCGAGAACTACCCCGCTCATGTGGCTTCTGTGGTGTCGGCGGCATACACCCTCACACCGAAGGAGCCGGAGCCTCCAGCGGTCGACATCGAACTGGAACGACCACGGCTCAAGGTGATGCACGCGCAGGAACAACGGGACCGCGAATACCGGCACCCCGAGACCGACTGGCAACACCAGTACGCCGTCGATCATGCGCTCGCGGAAGCACAGGATGCACTCGCGAAATACTACGAAGCGCGGAGGACCCCATGAGCGGAGCAACGATTCTCGCGTTCGTAGCTGGACTGTGCGTCGGATTCGGCGCGACACACGAGTGGTTCTGCCACATGTCGTTGCGCCAGTATTGGCGCTATCGGGCGCTGGCCTTCGCGATGAGAGGCGGTAAGCGATGAGCCTGCCAGTAGAACCGAACGAAGTTGTTCAGCTCGTTGAGGAGTACGTCGACAACGAGCGTCGATCCGCCGACAAGTTCGACAACAAGACTGCCCTTGACGAATCGGGCATCTCCGATCTGCATCGGCTAGCGGCACGTATCTACGCCCTCGGGCACTCCGACGGCACCTGCGTCGCCAACGAACGCCACAACCGGCGTCGAAGCCGCGAACGCAAGGACCAGGAGCAAAAGCCATGAGCGCCCGCGTGATCGAACCACGCGAGAACAGGAAACACCAGTGCGACCTCCCAACGATGCGAGGCGGCTACGGCTCCACCGGATACGCCGACTACTCAGTCGCGGAATGCGACGAGTGCGGCCAATGGTGGTACTCGGCGCCCTGCTACGAGCACTACGGGCCGACGTCGACGTGGAAGAAAGTGCGCTGGTACGTGTACCGGCTTCGTCGTCTCGCTGCGGAAAGCCAGACGTGAACACTGAAGCGGAGGCGTGGGAGTCGTTCATCGCGCAACTCGACACCGGGCAGCGCATCGAACTGCTCACCCACATGTCGCAAGCGCTGACGCTATCCCTGGGTGCCCTGTGTTCGATGCTGGGCATACCGGAGTCGATTGCGGCCGAGAATGCTGACAGCCTCACTCTCGAGCTGATGGACGAAATCCTGTGACCGCCACCCTCGTCACACTCCCCTACCTGCGGCCACCGAAAACATCCAACGAGTCCGCCCGGTCCACCGGCCGCCACAACTCGCGCACCACCAAGACCGTCCGCCGCGAAATGTGGGCCCTCGCGAAATCCCTGAAGATCCGCGAGCACACCCGCTCCGACGTCCTCATCACGTGGTGGGCGCCCAACGCCATCCGCCGCGACGCTGGCAGCCTCTTTCCTCTCCTGAAAGCGACGATCGACGGCTTCAAAGACGCCGGTGTCTGGCCCGACGACCACTACGTGTTCGTCCGCACCGAGTCCTGCCGCGTCGAACTCGACCGCGCGAACCCGCGCATCACCTTGGAGATCACCGAACTGGAGACCCCATGATCCTCGTAACGATCCGCGGCACCGCCAACCAGCGCGGTGCACTCAACGGCGCCATGACCGGCCACGTCGCCCGCCACTTCCAAAACAAGTGGGACCTTTACGACATCTCATATTCGGCATCGATCGGGAACATCCGCGCGGCCGGGGAACTCCCACTGTCCCTCGACGACTCCGTCACCCAGGCCGTCGCCGACCTCGTCCGCTTCGTCCAATCGACGAACGATGTTGTCGGACTCGTGTCGTACAGTCTCGGTGGCATTGCCGCGATGCGGTTCCTCGAAGGCGTCGCCTCCGGCAAGTACCGGAACCGTGACGGGTCGCGGATGGAGATCGCTTTCCACGTCGGCATCGCAAACCCGTCCCGAAACAGGGGCGACTCCGCCGTCTCCGGGCTGAAAGGCTCTGGCCTTCACTCATCCCACGGCCCACTCCCCGCCGGAATGTTGAACCTCGAAGTCTGCAACCCGCACGACATCATCGGCAACGCCGACGAATACTCCCCCGCACGACACATCGCCCGCGGACTCTCCCCCTTCGCAGCACTCGAAGGCAAAGCCGCCGACCCGTTCAAGTCCGTCGACGCCCTCCGCAAAGCTGACTGGCTCGCCCGCATCCGCCCCGGCCGCTACACCGAAGCACTCATCGGCCTCGCCGGATACGCATTCCCCAACCCGGCCCGGACACCGCGCACCACCGAACACACCCTGTATGCGACCGAGCGATTCCCCGGCTCGACGCTGACGTGGACGGACTGGGCGGCCGCCGAGATCGACCGCCGATTCTGACCGTTCGGAAACAGGTTGAGTGTCAACGTCGGCGCCGATAACGTTTGTGGTGCTTCAGGTGTGATCGGGTCGCGGTACTTCTTTGGGTGAATTATCCCGTGCCCCACGGCTTTCTCTGAAGCATTACAACTGAACAGCGTGGCTGGTGTGCAGATGCATGTGGTTACTTCTCCTGCTAAGAGAGAGACGTGGGTTCGAATCCCACCGAGGCTCAACGAGTCCCGTAGTTCAGCGGCCTAGAACACTTCGTTACCACCATCGACTTTTCCTCAGCCACGCACTAAACGCATTTGCACTCCCGGTGTGTCGCGTCGGACCGTTACTTCTGGTTCAGGCAACGGACTGTGGTTCGTTGTTGCGGTTCAAGCCCGCAGACGGTTACGCACTATTCCTCGGGGGCCTAATTCCATAGTGGCAGTGCCGGTGTGCCGACTGCGCATCCTTCTGTGTCGCGGGTTCGACCCCCGCCCTGTGCGTGCAGCTCAGGTAGCTCAGTTGGTAGAGCGAGAAATTTAATCAGCGTGGCCCCCTTCCGTTTCTCGGCACTGCTACGCATGGTTCGGCTCCCCTCCAACGATGTTGAGAGAGGCCCCATGTCGAAGTTCAACACCGCCCTGGCTCGTCCGGCGGGTAGAGGCCCGATCCGGTCGGAGACCTCCCCGTCCGGCCGCACGTTCGAAGGCGCACCCGGGTTCACCCGTGACACTAAGTCGGAACTGTTCCTGCTGGCGGTGGCGAACATGGTTGGCGAGGACACGTTCTACGAGAACGCCCGCGACCGCGACTCCCGCTTCACCTCACTGGTCAAGGCGGTCGCTGTCGATGACTTCGACTGGTTGACACGGTTCGCGACCTGGCTGCGTTCCGAGGCGAACATGCGGACTGCGTCTCTCGTTCTCGCTGCCGAAGCAGTGAAGGCCCGCCTCGACGCGGGCCTTGACGGTTCCCGCGGCATCGTCAACGCGGTCCTGCAGCGGCCGGACGAGCCAGGCGAGTTCATCGCCTACTGGCATTCACGGTACGGCCGGAAGCTGCCGAAGCCGGTGAAGCGCGGCGTCGCTGATGCAGTCGTTCGGCTGTACACGGAACGCTCGGTCCTCAAGTACGACACCGCGTCTCATGGTGTGCGGTTCGCTGACGTCATCCGGCTGACCCGGCCGACACCGAAGGCCGAGTGGCAGCAGGCGCTGTTCCATTACGTCATCGGGCAGCGGATCGGCGTCGACGGATTGGAGATCCCCGGCGAGCTCGAGACCCTGCGCCGCAATGCCTCGCTTCGCAAGCTCAACCCCACCCAGGTCACCCATCTCGCCGAGACGGGTGCGCTTGCGCCTGCGCTCGCAGACGCAGGCGCGACGTGGGAGTCGATTCCGTCGTTGGTGAACGGGCCGTGGACGAAGGAGCTGTGGGAGGCGATCATCCCGTCGATGGGCTACATGGCCCTGCTCCGGAATCTCCGCAACTTCGACCAGGCTGGCGTTTCCGATGAGGTGGCGGAGGTCGTCGCCGCGTTCCTGTCCGAACCGCTTCAGGTCGCGAGGTCTCGCCAGTTCCCGCTCCGCTTCCTGTCCGCGTACAACGCGGCCCCGTCGCTGCGCTGGTCGTACCCGCTGGAGAAGGCACTCGACGCATCGGTCGCCAACATCCCCTCCCTGCCGGGTCGGACGTTGATCATGGTCGACACGTCGAGCTCGATGCATTCCGGGTTCTCGAAGGACGGCACCCTGATGCGGTGGGACGCCGCCACCCTGTTCGGGTTGGCGTTGGCGCGGCGTTGCGACGACGCCACCGTCGTGTCCTACTCGAACCGGGCCGCGATCTTCCCGAAGGTCCTCGGTGAATCCCTCCTGTCCGGGTTGAAGCGGTGGCGGACGGACGGCTACTTCCTCGGCGGCGGTACAGCGACCGCCGGGGCGACGAAGGCTGCGTTCTCCAGTCACAACCGTGTCGTCATCCTCACGGACGAACAGGGCGGCGGCTACTACGGAGACCCGGGCGACGTCATCCCCGATCACGTCCCCCTGTTCACGTACAACCTGGCCGGATACCGGCATGGCCACACCGCATCCGGACCCAACCGTCACGTTTTCGGCGGACTGACGGATCAAGCGTTCCGGCAGATCCCCCTCCTGGAGAACGGAACCGACACCGACTGGCCGTTCTGATGAACCCAGAGCAGGACGTCCTCGACGACATCGATCGCCTCGTGGACGAGCAGATGGCGGGCGGCGAACCAGTCTTCGGGGGCCGCGCCCCAGTGTGCCGCTGCGGCAGGTCGTGGCACGGCCTGCCGCAGACAGGCTGCCCCGGCTCGGCTTCCGAGGGCCCGCTCACCGACAACGTGTTCGTTCCATGGGGCAGCGGAACACCAGGGTGGACTATCACCGTCGGGGACGGCGTCACGTCGGCGCTCCGTCGTCTCGCCGAGCATGCGGAGTCCATAGCGGCGATCTTCCGTGACATCGTCCTCGTTGATGCCCCTCGCCCTGAGGCGCCGAGACTGCAGCGCGGCGACCGCATCGGCTACCAGGACGAGAACGGCCGAGTCCATATCGGTGTCGTCGCCGAGCATTCGACAGATCCCGACACCGGTGTCACCACGACACGGATGGAAGGCGAAGACACGCCCCGCGAATCGGGGCATGCATGGGTCCGCATGCCCAGCCCTTCGTTAACGCCACCGATGTGGGCGAACAACCCGGGCCGTTCACGTCGCCCACGCCGAAACCGGAACCAGCCAAACCGACAGGGGATCCGATGAGCGACACCGCGAAACTCGTTCGACCACACCCGAAGTTCAACCCCGAAACCCGCACCTCGCACATCCTTCTGGAAGGCGTCGTCGGGTCGGTCGCCTACGGGCTGAACACGCCAACTTCAGACATCGACTACTCCGGCATCTACGTCGAACCGACCGAAGTGCTGCTGGGACTGCATCCGCCGCAGCGTGAACGGGCGACGTGGAAGCGGAAGGACCCGGACACCACGTTCCACGAACTCGGCAAGGCGCTCGGCCTCATGTTGTCGTGCAACCCGACCGCGTCCGAGATCCTGTGGCTCCCCCACTACCTCCGACAGAACCAGTTCGGTGAGGAACTGATCTCGCTGCGATCGAACTTCCTCACGAGGAAACGAGTCCGCGACGCGTTCTTCGGTTACGCCACCAGCCAGTTCCACCGTCTCGTGCACCGTGGACGCTTCCAAGGGTCGCTCGAGACCCGCCGCGAGAAGCACGCTCGGCACACGATGAGGCTGCTGTGGCAGGGCTACGAGCTGTACACGACCGGCGTGCTGCCGATCAAGGTGCCGGATCCGCAGCCCTTCTTCGACTTCGGTCGGTCGATAGTCAACGATCCCGAAGCGCTCGCCGCCCGCACCCTCATCACCGAATACCAGATCAAGTTCAACGCTGCCACGTCCCCGCTGCCCGACCAGCCGGACGAGGCGCCGGTCGAGGACTTCCTGCAGCGCGTCCGCCGCCACTACCTCGGGGAGATCGCATGGTGAACATCGACCAGCTTATGAGTCCGGTTGCGCTGCAGGCCCGGATCGATGAGGGCATGGTCAAAGTCCGCGCGCATCCGACGTTGCCGTACCGGATCTACAACTACTCGGAGCTCGCCGCCTACTCGCGCACGTGGGACGACGTCACTCTGCAGTGCCGCGGACTCATCGTCGACGACACCGGTGAAGTTATCGCCCGGCCGTTCCCGAAGTTCTTTAACGACGCCGAGCACGACGGCGACCGGCTGCCGCAGCTCGACCTGTCGGCACCGGTGGAAGTGACTGACAAACTCGACGGCTCACTCGGCATCCTGTACCCGACAGGCCAGGGCGGGTATGCGATCGCGACCCGCGGCTCGTTCGAATCAGATCAAGCGAAGTGGGCGACCCAACACTTCACGGACCTCTACTTCGATGTGTGGAGCCCGGAGCCGGGGTTCACGTACCTGTTCGAGATCATCTACAGGGCGAACCGAATCGTCGTCGACTACGACTTCGAGGGACTCGTCCTGCTCGCGGTGGTGGACAACGAGACCGGGCACGTCGGGTCCCCGCATGCCGGCTACGAGTGGCCTGGCCGGAAAGCGGAACGGTTCCCGTACGCCACTCTCGGGGAGGCACTTCGAGCGCCAGTCCGAGACAACGCCGAGGGCTTCGTCGTCCACTTCCAAGACGGCACCATGGTCAAGCTGAAGCTGGAACGGTACGTGCAGCTCCACAAGATCGTGACGGGCATGTCCGAGAAGACGGTGTGGGAGCATGCCGCCGCCGGGAAGCCGTTCGAGGATCTCGTTCTCGACCTGCCCGACGAATTCCACGACTGGCTCACCAAGACTTGGCTCACGCTGCAGAAGCAGCACCGGGCCATAGCGGACACTGCGCGCGCCGCATTCGATTCGATCCGCGAAATCGCGCCATCTGGTGACCGCCGAGAATTCGCCGAGATCGCGAAACGTCACGACAACACGCCGCTACTGTTCTGCCTCCTCGACGGCCAGCAGGACCGCATGAACACCGCCATCTGGAAGACCCTGAAACCCCGCGGTGACACGTTCATGCTCGACCATTCGGAGGCAGTCGCATGACCGTCGTCGTCGCGACGCGCGGCTACCCAGGATCCGGTAAGACGACGTGGGCTCGCACCTGGGTCGCCGAGGACCCGGAGAGGCGTGCCCGGCTGAACCGAGACGATCTCCGTGCGTCCCTGTTCGCTGTCGATGGTGTTGGCACCTATCTACAAGAGCGGGCCGTCACGATCGCCCAGCACACCGCGGCGAAACATCTGCTCGAGAATGGCGTCTCGGTGGTGTTCGATGATACGAATCTGCGGATGAAGTACGCCCGCGAGATCGCGTCTCTGGCGAAACAGGTGGGCGCCGACTTCGTGACGCAGGATGTCCCGACGCCGTTGGAGGAATGCCTACGCCGCGACAAGCACCGTGCAGTCGAGGGTGGCCGGTTCGTCGGCGAGACGGCGATCCGCGATATGGCGGCACGGTTCCCGATCAAGTCGTGGCAGCCGATCGAGGTGCGGCCTGACGTCGCGGTGAAGCCAGCACCGTATGTGCCGGACCTGTCTTCGCCGCGCGCCTACATCGTCGATGTCGACGGCACCCTCGCTTCGATGGGCGACCGTGGACCGTACGACTACACGCGCGTCTCCGAGGACACGCTGGTGGTTCACGTCGCAGAGGTTATCGATCGGCTCGACGGCAAGATCATCGTGATGTCCGGCCGCGAAGATTCCTGCCTAGCAGACACGGCGGCGTGGCTTCATCGCTTCGACGTCCGCTTCGACGAGCTGCTGATGCGCCAGAACGGTGACGGACGCAAGGACGCCGTCGTGAAGGCTGAACTGTTCGACAAGCATGTGCGCCACCGGTACAACGTGCAGGCCGTATTCGATGATCGAACGCAGGTCGTGCAAATGTGGCGGGAGATTGGCCTGCCCTGCTTCCAGGTCGCGCCAGGAGACTTCTGATGGACAACTCGTATGCAGCGGACTGGATGCTCTGCTACTGCCCGCAGTGTCGTCAGAAGCGTTGGGGCGACCAGATGTCGCGGATCCTCCAGGACGCAAATCCGCCGCTCGTCGTGACGGTGAGGCTGTGGCCGCCACGGCTTCCGTTCGAATGGCCGACGACACAGAAAGCGATCTGCCAGTGAGTGAATGGGCTTTGGTCGTCAGCTTCGGACTCGTGCTCGCGTTCCTGGCTGTCATGTATTGGCTGGGTGAGTCGTGAGGAAGTCGGAGTACCGCGAGGAGAGGTTGGCGTTGCAGCGTGAGGAGGTTGCGACGTTGCGGCGGATAGCGGCTGTGCTCGAACAGAACTCGGCGGTCCAAGCTATCGCGGCGGAACGGTCTCTCGCCCCAAAGCAGTACTTTGGTGACGGAGAACTTCTAGACGACGTCCTCGCGGAGCCGGTGTGGTTTCGATGCGAAGACATTCATTCGGCCCGAATCGAATCGTTCACCCTGCAGAGTCCGCCGGAAGTCGTCATCGGCAGTATCGCGTACTCCGAGCGGATTCGGCTTTACACGGACAAGCACGGATTCGCGATGAAACGTCACTGCGACAGACAAGGTCGCCCGATTGCGGTCGAGGTACTTACCAAGCGGAAACCATCGTGCGGCACATGGGCGGAAGTGGAGGGGGAACAGTGAAAGATGGGCGCGTGAAAGGCCCGAAGGCGTCTGATGACCTCATCCCCGCGATCCTGTCGGGATCGACTCACGAGTTCACGCAGACGCGGGTGGAGTGGGCGACAGTCACCGATGACAGTGATCGCTATGCGTCGGGACCGACGCGTGAGGCCGCCATCGAAAGTCATCTGCGTGGTAACCGTGATTTGAAGCAGGCTGTGGCCGACCTCAAGGCGTTGAATCCTGATTCCGGTTGGGAGAAGTACACGTTTCCGGAGATTCGTGGGGTGCGGAAGACGGTGACTGTTACCCGTACTGAGGTGTTCGTGTCGCCGGTGGAGACGGACGGGTTGCCTGCGGATGCTTTCGGGTGGGAGAGGGACTGACGGGTTGACCTGCTGTAAATCGTTATCTTTCCAGGGGTGTTGACAGCTCGAGTTTTTGGTGCATGTCCGGTACAATTGATTCCGTATACCGTTGTCCCACAATGGAAGTCGAGAATATGAGCGTTACTACCGATGCTGAATACCTGCCAGCCGCCATCACGGCACTCGACGACGCCATCCATGACCTCATCAAGGTCCAAACGATGCGAGATGCTGACGGGCAGGTGTACACGGCGCCGAACCTGTACGTGCAACTGAAGACTGCTCTGCACGGACAACAGTCAGGCGAAGGCAAGTCAGCGTTCCGATCCCGGCCTTCGGTGTGGATTGCCGGTCTCGATCTGGTGGAGCGTATCGAGCGAACCGTAGCGGAGTGGGCGGCGCCTCACCGAGGCCATACCCTTTCTCTCCTTGCAGATCTTCCCCATATGGGTTGGAGGCCGCAGGACTCGTCCGAGCTACAGAAGTGGGCGCTGACCATTCGCGGCTGGGTGAAGACAATCAATAACCTGCTCGACGGCGTCTCCGAGGTGGAGGTGACTGGCGCCTGCCCACAGTGCGAGGCGAAGACGGTGTGGCGTCGGGATGACCTCGACGAGAACGTGAAGCAGCCAGCGCTGTTGGTGACGGCCCAGGAAGCTCGCTGCCTCTCGTGTGGGACGGTTTGGCCGCCGACGTCGTTTGAGTTGCTGGCGGCGGCGATTGGCTGCGCGAAAGTTGCATGATGTCGCGATGTCGCGTGTCATGTCGCGTTCGCGACATCAAATGCTACGCTGATCCCTGTCGGTGAACTGTGTCCAAATCCAGTTGCACCGACATTCTTGTATCCCAGTCTTGGCTCCCTGACTTCCCCAGCATCCTCCCCCGGGTGTCCGTGCGATCACGGAGCAGGGAGCCAACTCACTTCCCGCCAATGCCGGGTTGAGCAGTACCACCACCATCACCAGAAAGATCATCATGATCACTGTCCGCATGCGCACCGACGACCACCGCTCGACGGTCGAATATCCGACAGCCACGAAATGGCATGTCGATGAACGCGGTGGATTGCACCTGATCGCAGGTAAAGGCAATGTCGGTACACACGCCGCTGGAACTTGGGCGTGCGTAAAGGAAGATGGGCAAACAGTCCGAAACGCTGTCGGCGATCTCGTCCCGGCAGTGGAGGCCGGTTCGCTATTCGACAATGCATTCGGCAAACTCTGCGAGGCGCTGGGTATGAACCCGGCAGCATTCAACGACGATGTCGTCAGCGACGCGCGATTGGCCTTTCAGCAGGCTGCACGTGCGGGGAAGGTGTCGGCATGACTGCGGTGAATATCTGGGGCGAGGAATGGAAACTCCTCGGCTCGGCGGCGGATGGATGGAAATGCACGGACACTCGGTGCACCATCCCGCTTGCCGATCCTTCGGCTCGCGCTATCGCTAATGAAGCGTTCTCCGATCGCGGCGTCTACGTCACGTATGACCGCTCGGCAGCTCGGGTCGGTGGGTTCGTACACACCGCAAGCATCGTCCAGGCAGAAACCAGCGAGAAACTTCTAGTCCTGGATTATGCGGGACGGGTTGCAACGGAGTGGGTGGCGAGTCATGCGTAGTTGGTTGGCTGAGGTTCTGCGTGTGACCGCGAACCACCTGTCCCCGATCAAGCCTGTGGTGATGAAGTGCAACGTTCACAGTGCGCCGGGCGTGAACGAGGCAATCTCAAAGGGAATCCAGCAGAGCCTGACCTACACCGGACGCAGGATGTAGCGATGCTCGCTGAGGCTCGCGCGCTCCTAGCCGATGACACGGTTATCCCGTACGTATTGATTGACCAGTATCTGAGGGCCTTTGAGATGTCCGGCGCGACGGAGATCTCCATCGCGCACATCCGCTCGATGATCGAGAATCTGCGGCGCTGACCATGCTCGCCGACTGGTGGTCCGAGATCGTGGCGTCAGTCATCCGTTGGGCTGTTCGACGGGCACGGTCATGACGCGTATCGCGAACCTGTTGCATGCGATCGCGTATCGCCTTGCACCGCAGTCGTACACAGTGTCTGAGTCGGATCATCATGGCCAGCATCGCATCACAGTCACTGCTGGCGGTAACCGCTTCGTCTGCAACTACGGGCCGCAGCATCCTGAGCAGGATGGCTGCTGATGCCGTCACTCGAGCAGCAGATCACCGACGCCTACCTCCTCGTCCTCGGAGCTAGGGAGCGCGGCGACCTCGACGCCGAGCTGGTTCAGACTGAGCGGCTCGACAATCTCCTCGCCCGATACCCACACGACTCACGCTTCTGACCAGCATGAAGTCACCATCCCTCACCGGCGGGTAAGCGAACACCGAACGGAGCCAGTCAGTGTCACGCACACCCGAACAGATCGCAGCCGACGACGCCATCGAAGCCGCGATCGAACAAGCCCGTGTCGCGTACGGCGAGGACGATCCGGACAGCGGCAAGATCATCACCGCCTGGTACCTCGTCTCGAAGGCCAGCTACTTCGACGGAGATGACGACCTGGTGGCATGGTCGTTCTTCAAGCGAAGCAGCATGGACATCGGAGACAGCCAAGGCATTCTCAATGTCGCCTCTATCCGTGAGGACGGCATCGCGAGCGCAGTCCTGTTCGGCGAAGACTGATGGCCACCGGCGACATCCACGTCGTGCCAGTCGACGACCTCATCGAACACCTCGACGGCGACTGCCCGTGCGGCCCAACCACCGAGCCTGTACCACGCGACGACGGCAGCATGGGCTGGCTGGTCACTCACCACAGCCTCGACGGCAGAGAGCTCCACGAGTAGTGTCACGCGCCACGCTGAAGGTGTGCCGCATCGCCGGATGCCCACGCATGCAGGCCGGCCCCCTGTGCCGGGAGCATGCAAAGGACCGAGAACGACATCAACGAGCGACAGTCCCCACGAAGGCCACACGCGACGGTGAAGAGCAGGCACGCCGCAAGGCAGCCGTCGACGCCCACCGAGCGATCAACGGCGAATGGTGCCCCGGAATCGGACGCCCCGCCCACTACCTCACAGAGCGGGACGGCGGCCTCACCGCCAACCACGTGACCCCTATCGCCCTCGGCGGCGACCCACGCGGACCGCTCTCCGTCACCTGCCGATCCTGCAACTCCCGCCAGGCCGCCCGATTCTGACACCAGCTCTGACCAGCGGAAACGTAAACTCGTTCGCATCGGTAACGACAATCCGGCAAGCCTCTGACCAGCGGAAACACCGGGGCGGGGGGTGACCCCCAGACCCCCCACCCGCGTTTCGCCGCGGGGGAGGTCAGCCGATGGCGCGGAGGGTTCAAGAATTCCGGACCGCCTTCGATGTCCAGCACTTTGGTTGTAGCTTCCTCGGCTGTGCCCCAGCGCCTTTGCGCGCTCGGCCGGCACGCAGATTCGTTCCATCCGGTCGGCGCGATGCCGACGGGCTTCCGTTTGTGGCGCGATGCCACGGAGGAGAAATCACATGGCCGGTCATGGCGGTGCTCGGAACAGATCCGGGCCGCAGAAAGATCCGAACTCTGCTCGGTCCGACCGAAGGGGGATCTCGCTGGTGGACCTTCCGGCGGAGGGATTCACTGGTCGGGTTCCGGCTTGGCCGTTGTCTCGTGCGACTGCACGGGAACGGGATGTGTGGAAAGAGGCGTGGCGAACTCCGCAGGCGACGCAGTGGGTCGGCCAGAAGTGGCGTCACCGTTCGGTCGGGCTCTGGGTCCGTTGGACAGTGCGCGCCGAGAATCCCGATTCGCCGGCCGCCGACGCTGTCCAGGCACAGCGGCTTGCCGATCAGATCGGACTCAGTCCCGCAGGACTGAAAGAGAACGGCTGGCAGATCGTCGCGGATGAAGTCGGCGCGGCCCGTGAATCGAAGCGAGCAACGGCTGCGAAGTCGGAGGCGAAGCCTCGTCCAGCTCGCCGTTTGAGGGCGGTCGCCGGTGGAGGCAACTGACGGCTTCCTGGTCGACTTCCCCACTCTTGGTGATCTTGGGGAAGCGTGGACTCGGCAGCACTGCCGGATCCCGGACGGCTACAACCGTGGCGCCGAGTTCGTGTGGTCGGATTGGCAGTTCTGGTGCTCCGCCAACTACTACCGGATCCGACCGGGCGTGGAGTGGATCGACGGGCAGCCGTTGTTCAACCAGGCGTTCACCTATCGCCGAGCTCAGATCGTCGCGCCGCAGAAGGCGTTGGCGCTGGATACGCCGATCGCTACTCCTGACGGTTGGTCGACGATGGCGGCTCTGCAAGTCGGAGATTTCGTGTTCGACGAGCAGGGTGACCCCACCCGTGTCGTGTCGAAGTCTCCTGTCTGGCATTCGGATACATACCGGGTGGCGTTTTCGGACGGTTCGTCGTTGACGGCGTGCAAGGACCATCAGTGGTGGGTCGAGTGGCGGAATCCGTCGTCCAAGTACGTGCCGATGCGGGTGCGGACCGAGGATCTCGTGGGGAACTTGGTTCGCGATGGTGCGCGGGTGTTCCGTGTCCCGAATGCGAAGCCGCTGCAGTTGCCCGACGCCGAGTTGCTGCTTGACCCATACACGCTGGGTGCATGGCTGGGTGACGGTAATTCCGATGATGGTCGACTCACTGGACTGGACGTCCAGATCTGGGAGAACATTGAGCTCGCGGGTCACGAAGTTCGGCGCCACAAGGTCGAGAAGCGGGTTGGCGTCGTCGGGTTGAAGGCGACACTTCGACGGCTGGGCGTGTTGAATAACAAGCACATTCCGGCTGAGTACTTGCGGTCATCGGAGAAGCAACGTTGGTCGTTGCTGCAGGGCTTGATGGACACGGACGGGCACTGCGACGAGCGTCAGGGCAAGTGCGAGTTCACGACCACACTTTCAGCCCTCCGCGACGGGATGCTTGAGCTCCTCGCGTCGCTTGGTATCCGGCCGAAGTGCTACTCGGGTCACGCGACGTTGAAAGGCCGTGTGACTGGCCCAAAGTGGCGCATAGCTTTCTCTGCTCGCAGCGATATGCCGGTGTTCGGCTTGGATCGGAAGCAGGAACGCCTACGTTCCCCTGGCCGCGGTCACGCCCAGTTCGGTCACCGTCGGATTGTCAGTGTGGAGCGCGTCGAAACTGTCCCCACGCAATGCCTGACTGTCGCTGCAGACTCGCACGTGTTCCTCGCCGGCCGGGAGATGATTCCGACCTGCAACACAGGCAAGGGACCGTGGTCGGCATCGATGGCGACGTTCGAGGCTGTCGGCCCGAGTCAGTTCCTCGGATGGGCTGGTCGCGATGACGGGTATGCGTGCTCTGACTACGGGTGCTCGTGCGGCTGGGAGTTTCCGTATGAGCCGGGGGAGCCGATGGGGATGCGGCATCCGTCGCCAGTCATTCAGCTGACTGCGACGAACGAGGACCAGGTCGACAACGTCTATCGGCCGCTGACGGCGATGATCCGTCTTGGGCCCCTGTCCGAGTTGCTGTTCGTGCGCGAGGGTTTCGTTCGAATCGCAGGCGAAAGTCCGGGTGAGGATTTCGACCGGATCGACGCAGTGACGTCGTCGGCGAATGGTCGTGTCGGTAACCCGGTGTCCTGGGTGCTGCACGACGAGTCCGGCTTGTACACGCGGTCGAACAAGATGCTGAAGGTCGCTCAGGATCAGCGTCGCGGCGCAGCCGGCATGAACGGTCGGACGATGGAGACCACGAATGCGTGGGATCCGGCCGAGAACTCGACCGCTCAGCAGACCTACGAGTCGCGGGTGACTGACGTGTTCAAGTTCTACCGCATTCCGCCGGTTGGCCTTTCGTGGGGCAACAAGCGTGAGCGTCGGAAGATCCTGAAGTACGTGTACGAGGGTTCGCCGTGGGTGAACCTCGACTCGATCGAGGCGGAAGCGCTGGAGATCGGCGAGACCGACCCAGCTCAGGCTGAGCGGTTCTTCGGGAATCGTCTTGTGTACGGCCAGGGCTCGTGGTTGCGGGACGGCTTGTGGAACGACAGGTACGTCGATGCTGTGGCTTCCTAACCCACCGGCCGGAACTCAGGTGGCCGTTGGCTTCGACGGTTCCGAGAACAATGACTGGACCGCGATCCGTTGCGAGACACGAGATGGCGTTCAGTTCACTCCTCGGTACGGGCCTGACGATCTCCCGACGATCTGGGATCCGAGTGAGTGGGAAGGCCGTATTCCTCGCGGCGAGGTCCATGCAGCGGTCGACGAGATCTTCGACAGGTACAAGGTCGAGCGAATGTACTGCGACCCGCAGGACTGGTACTCGGAGATCGGTGATTGGTCACGAAACCACGGCGAGGAGCACGTCTTCGAGTGGCACACAGGGCGTGTCAATCAGATGTACGAGTCGATCCGCCGTTTCGAGACGGATCTCGCGACCGGGCGCATATCGCATGACGGTTGCCCGATCACCGCGATTCACATCGCGAACGCACGCAAAGTGGCGAAGCCAGGCCAGAAATACGTTCTCGGCAAACCCACCGATCACCAAAAGATCGACGCCGCAATGGCATCAATCGTCGCACATGAGGCAGCTGCGGATTCCTGGGCAGCTGGCTGGCCCGAACCGAACCAGGTGAGCAGCCGAATGATCGTTTTCTGAACTGAATGGGGGTGTCGTGGCCGACAAGACACCACTGGAGCTGATCCCGGAGCTCGAAAAAGGGCTCCGCGTCGACGTCGACAACCTGACGAAGTGGGACAACTACTACGAGGGCGAGCAGCCCTTGAAGTACATGTCCGAGGCGATGAAGGACGAGATCGGCGAGACGGTCGCCGAGCTGGTAATCAACTGGGCGCGGTTCGTCGCCGACGCCTACGAGAACCGTCTCGATGTCGAGGGATTCCGGTTCGCGGACATGGATTCCGGCGACGACGAGCTGTGGTCGTGGTGGCAGTACAACAACATGGACGAGAAGTCGCAGCAGGCGCACCTCGATTCCATCTCGTTGTCGCGGTCGTACGTGACGATCGGCACGAACCCTGAGAAGGGGATGCCGCCGATCAACTCGATCGAGTCGCCGTTTCAGATGTGGGCGCAGCGGGACCCGGCGACGCAGAAGGTGACTGCCGCGATCAAGCGGTGGAAGGATCTCGACGACGTCGAGCATGCGCTCGTGTACACGCCGATGGAGACGTCGGAGTTCGTGCAGACACAGGGCGCGTGGGCGAAGGGCGAGTTCCAGGACAAGCACAACTTCGGGGTCGTTCCTGTCGTTCCGCTGGTGAACCGTCCTCGAACGTTGCGTCCGAACGGCACCACCGAGTTCAAGGATCTGCTGCCTCTCGCGGATGCCGCGAACAAGATGGCGACGGACATGATGATCTCGGGCGAGTTCCATGCGATGCCTCGCCGGTGGGCTTTCGGCCTGACGGCGAAGGACTTCGAGGATCCGTCGGGTCGTCGTGTGACGGCGTGGCAGCAGATCAAATCACGGATCTGGGCGAACGAGAACCCGAATGTGAAGGTCGGCCAGTTCGCTGAGGCTGATCTCGCGAACTTTCATTCGACGATCAAGCTGCTGGCGCAGTTGGCGTCGCAGATGGCTGCGCTGCCACCGCATTACATGGGCTTCGTCGGCGACAATCCTGCGTCCGCGGATGCGATCCGGTCGTCGGAAATTCAGCTGGTGAAGCGCATCGAGCGGAAGCACACGTTCCTTGGTGGCGCGCACGAGGATGTGCAGCGCATCAACCTCATGTTCATGCGCGGCAAGTCCGAGCTGGAGATGCGTGACTATTCGCTCGAGACGGTGTGGCGTGACCCGTCCACGCCGACCGAGTCGCAGAAGGCTGACGCTGCGGTCAAGAAGTACGAGTCAAAGATCGTGCCGTTGGAGCAGACGCGTATCGATCTCGGGTACACGGAGACTCAGCGGAAGCAGATGCGGCAGATGGACTTGGAAGCCGCGGTCGATCCGCAACTCGACCGCGTGAACCGTAGCTTCCAGGATGTCACCGGTGGCGCTGCCTGATTCTGTCGGCGCGTACTGGCTCGGCCAGCAGCGGATTTCCGCTGCAACGCTAGCGCTGGTGAAGCGGCTGTGGCTGCGGATGGGCAACGACTTCGACGAGTCGTGGGACCAGATCGCGCCGACATTGGTTGGTTCGGTGGAGCAGGCGCAGTTGGCGTCGGCGAACCTCGCTGTCGACTTTGTCCCGACGGTTCTCGACGAGCAAGGCCTGCAGCCTGACGTGCTCGCGGACGTCGTGCCGGAGTCGTTCGTCGGTGTGACCGGCGGCGGTGTCGAGCTCGGCGACGCGATGTACCGGTCGGTGATCGAGTCCAAGACTGCTGTCGCCTCGGGACTGGCTCCGGCTGACGCGCTGTCGGCGGGCGCCGAGGTGTTGCAGATGCTGGTGCAGACGACACTGTCGGACACGGGTCGTGCCGCGGAATCCGTTGGCATCACAGCTCGCCCGTCGGTCGGATATGTGCGGATGCTGAATCCGCCGTCGTGTGCGCGGTGCGTGATCCTGGCTGGCCGGTTCTACAAGTGGAGTGCCGGATTCAGACGGCACCCGCGGTGCGACTGCCGGCACGTTCCGTCGACGCAGAAGATCGCGTCCGAGATCTCGGTCGACCCGGACCGCTACTTTCGTTCGCTGTCGAAGGTCGAGCAGGATGCGGCGTTCGGCCCGACTGCCGCGCAAGCCATCCGGGACGGCGCAGACATCAGCCAGGTCGTGAACGCGGACCGTGGGATGCAGCGAGCGCAGGTGTACGGGCGGCAGCTGGCGTACACGACTGAGGGCACAACGAAGCGCGGTGTCGCGGGGAAGCTGATTCGTGCGCGCGGCCGGACTCCGACGACGACGCCGAGACTGATGCCGGAAGCGATTTACGAGGTCGCCGAGTCCCGCGAGGATGCGCTGCGGCTGCTGAAGCTGAACGGCTACGTGCTCGAACGCTCCGGTCCTGCTTCGGGTGTTGGGTCTCGCACCGGTTTGGTGCCGGATCTCGACGAGCTGCTGAACGTTCCGCTGCACCAGCTACCGACGGTCGATTTGGATCGGGTCATCGCATCCGGTCGGGTCATGTCGTCGCCGCCGGTTGTGCGACCGAGTCCGCCGGTGCAAGTGCCGGTGCCGCTCGCTGAGGCGACACCGCAGCAGGTGTTGGACACCGCTGCTGGGATTTCGGCGCATCTGCGGTTGGAGTTGAATCGGCGGAAAGATCCGATCGACCGTGCGACGCCACTGAACCCTGTCGCCTACGACCTGCCTGAGATCGCGGATTCCGTCCTGCAGGCTGGGCTGAACGTCCAGCCGCTGGAGTACATCTACAAGCCGGTCAACGATCGTGCTTCGACCACCGCGGTGCTGGACTCGATCTTCGGTCAAAACCGGACGTACATGTCGGAGTCGCCGCACCGCGGCGTCACTCGGCCGTACTCGAGCACCAGCATCGAAACAGGCGATCGAGCGGATGCGCTGCGGGTCGCGGTCGCGTTGAAGCAACTCGGGCGTGACGACATCAATTTCGATGTACGCCCGGGTCGATTCAGAGTCTCGGGCACCGCACAGGCGCCGACGCTAGTCGACGAGATCCTCGCGGACGGCTTGAATGTCGAGCATCTGATCGATCCTGACATCCTGCCCGGTGTCGACACGGCAATCCGCAGCCGTCTGGATGAATTGATCAGTGCGGCGAAGGTCAAGGACGATGCAGTGCTGGCGGCCGAGAAGGCCGCCGAGTCGGCGGCAGCGAAGCTGAAGTGGGACGAGAACCGGGCGAAAACCGGTGCACCGTTCAAGGGCTACCTGACGACCTACCGCGGCACCGATGTCGAGTCGCTGTCGCAGAACAAGCTCTACGAGGTAAACCAGTCGGTGCATTCCTGGCTCAGCTATCAGGCGGCCTCGAGCTACAGAGACGCGCCAGCGGGCCGGTTGACTGGTGGTGCACGAACGAGCGACTTCGACATGCGGGCCGTCACCAACGAGATCATCGAAACCAAGCTGAATGTCGCCGGAATCAACGACCCGGATGCAGATTTCTTGGAGTCGGAAGAAATCGGGTCCGCGTTGTGGTCGATTCTGCAGAAGCACCGCCGGGTTGAGTCCAGACCGCTTCCCGTAGATGTGACTGGGTCCCCGAAGGTTGTGAAGTCAGTCAAGGGCGGCGAGTTCGTCGACGAGTACAGCGACTTTGCCGCCGCAATGGAGGAATTGGACTTCGACATCGGCGACTCGGAACAGCTCCGAGAGGTGTTCGACGAGGTTCTGAAGTCCGGCCTGAACATGCGGCTGATCGGCGATCCTTCGGCGCCGGCACCATTGAAAATGGCTGCGCAGGAGAAGTTCTGGCGAATGGTCGAAGGGGATACCGATGAGGTCGACGTCGCCCCTTCGCCTGCTGGCGCCGCCCGAGGCTTGACGGTCGCTCGCGAACCCGCTGGGTTCAGCGCGAACGAGCCGGTGACACCCGAGATCGATGGTCGTGTCGGCTTCATGGAGCGGCTCCAGTTCGAGAACGACTTCCTATCTGTGCCATTCGCCGCCCGACAGATCCTCGGTGACACAGGTGTCCGGGTTGTGGCGTCACGGAAGGTATCGGAAGGCCCGTTCGCGGCGATGTTCGACGGAATCACCAGTGCCGATGGCCGTCCGATCGATGCGATCTCGTTCTACCAAAACCAGATCAAGGCAGTCGTCATCTCGACGGACGCGCCGCACGGTTCGGTGAACGTCGTCGCGCACGAGATCGGGCACGCGCTGGACTCGAACACGCTGCGAGACAATCCGATCGATGTCCGCTGGCAGGAACAGGGCAACCCGAACCTGCCTGCGAGCATCGTGGCACGAGCTCAGGAACCAGTCGACTACACGGTGGGCCGGTTCGTCGACGACCCGTACATCCAGTGGGCGCACAAGGAATTCGTCGAGGCGAACTCTGGCGTGAACGACTACTACCGATCGGGATCGGAGGGCACTTCGGTGTCCGGCCGGGAAGAGTGGATCGCGGAAGGCTACGCCGCGCTCGTGATGGGCAACCCTGCTCAGCTCGCAGCGATCTCAGGTGGCAGCCGTGAAGCGATGGATATACTTGCCTGGACGTTCCGACGGATGGGGGTCCTGCCATGATGCTGCCGAACTTGGTGCTGGGCAACTACCGTTACCTCGACGTGTTCGGCAACGTTCACCCGGCGCGGAAAGTGTTCACCGACGCCGAGATCAAGGCCCGCCTGCGGATCAATCCTGACTTCGATCCGCAGGAAGAATCGGCGCCGAACACCCCGACCAGACTCACCGACGAGAACCGTGAGTACTGGGAGAAAGCCGCCGCCAAGGGCGGCCACACACTCGACGAACTACTCGCCGAATAACCGTACACACCCTCTTAGCCCCGTAAGCCACGCGCTGCGGGGTTTTTTCATGCCCAAATTCTTCCCCACGCCGTGGGGATCTAAACCGCCTCAGGCGATCTGGGGTGGTCGACGTCGCGATGACGTGTCCAACCCTTCCTGGAGGTTTCCATCCGATGACTGCTCCCGCTCCGGCTACGACCGCACCGGCTGCACCTGTCCCCACTCCCGCGGATGTTGCTGCGCAGCAGCCGCCCGCGGCCCCGCCGGCTGACCCGGCCACTCCCCCAGCTGCACCTTCGCCTGCACCCGGCGCGACGCCGGATCCGCAGTATCCCGACGGTCTCGGTGACCCCGGAAAGAAGGCCCTCGACGCGGAACGTGAAGCACGTGCCGCTGCCGAGAAGGCGCTGAAGGAATTTCAGGACAAGGCGGCTGCCGACGCGAAGGCCGCGGAAGACGCCAAGCTCTCCGAACTCGAACGAGCGCAGAACTTCGGCGCCGAACGGGACACCGCCGCAAAGGAAAAGGAAGCCGAGAACCTTCGGCTCCGATTCGCGATCGCTAATTCGGTCCCCGCTGTGTGGATCGACCGACTCAAGGGCGCGACGCCCGAAGAGCTGGCTGCTGACTGGGCGACCATCCAGCCAACTCTGGCCCCTGCCACTCCTCCACCCCCTGTGGTGGATCCGAACGCGCCGCGTGTTCCTGCTCCGGTGCCGTCGCAGGGTGCTCAACCCGGTCCCCCGCAGACCGCGGACGACCTCCTCTACGGGGAGTTCTACGGATCTTCCCAGAATCGAAAGTGAGGCCCTGACATGGCCGAATACGTTCCCATCCGTAAGCCAGGTGCCGATCTTCCGATCGCTACCTCGGCAGCCGTCACCGGCGGACAGCTGGTTGCGGTGTCCGGCAACGACACCGTCGCTCCGACCTCGGCAGCGACTGCCGCATGGCTCGGTGTCGCCGCGTTCGATGCAGCGTCCGGCGAGAAGGTCACCGTCCACGCCGGCGGCGTGCACGAGCTCGCTGCGTCCGGCGCGATCGCTGCTGGCGCGAATGTCGTCGCCGCAGCGGCCGGCGCCGTTGCAACTGTCGGTGCAGGTACCGCCGACCAGGTCGTCGGCGTCGCGCTCGCTGCCGCCGCGTCCGGCAAGGTCCGCGTCCTGCTGCGCTGACGCGCCGCCCCAACACATCCCATTCCCCCTGGGGCCGAGCGGCTCCCAGTCTTGAAGGAGGGCCACCGTGGCCATCACCTACCCATCGGGGCCGCCCACGTTCTCGGGCGACATCACCTCGATCAACCGATTCCTCGCCAACCCGACCGTCGTGGCGAAGCGCGTCAACGAGATCGCGCAGCAGCGCTTCATCTCCGACATCATCCTGACCTCCCGGACCGACGTGTCCGGCGGCGCAGTGGTGTTCGAGCAGGACGACCCGCTGTACACCGAGCGTGCACCCGAGGCGATCACGCCGGGCGCCGAGTACCCCCTCGCGGGCCTCGGTGACGGCACGCCTCAGGCCGTGAAGGTCACCAAGTGGGGCCAGGACGTGCCCATCACCGACGAGAAGATCAAGCGCTCGAACTTCTCCCCCGTGGAGAAGGCGTTCCAGCGTCTGGTCAACACGCTGGTGAAGACCGTCGACGGTCTGTCGCTGTCGCTGATCGCTTCCCAGGTCACTGCCACCCAGGCTGCGGCGAACCCGTGGACGGGCAGCTCGGCGACGATCCTGCGCGACATCATGCTCGCGAAGGCGAAGGTCGCTGCCCTGAACAAGGGCTACGACCCGAACGTCATCGTCGTCGACGACGCCACCTGGGCGATCCTCGCGTCCGACGAGAAGCTGTCGACGCTGCTTCCCCGTGAGACCGGCGACAACGCCGTGTCGACCGGACAGTTCCGTCAGGTCGCGGGCCTGACGTTGCTGCCGACGTCGAACCTGCCCGCAGCCGGCGCGTGGCTGATCGACACCAACGCTCTCGGAGGCATCGCCGACGAGAAGCTCGGCCAGGGCTACACCGGCGACGTCATCGAGACGAAGTCGATCCGCGACGACGACAACGACCAGTGGCGCGTCCGTGCCCGCCGTGTCTGCGTGCCGTACGTCAACGAACCCGGCGCAGCCATCCGCATCACCGGCATCGCGGCGTAAGGGGAAACTGACATGGGACACATCGTGACAGCGCCGCTCGTCGGCGTGAACGGCTCGGACGGCAAGATCAAGTACCTGTACCAGGGTGCAACCGTGCCGTCGGACATTTCGGCTGACGCGATCAAGCGTCTGCTCGGCGACGGACTCATCGCGAAGGAAGGCTCCGACGACTCGGACGAGCCGACCGCCGCGGAGAAGCGTACCGCCGCTGCAGCAAAGGCCAAGGCCGACAAGGAAGCAGCCGAGAAGGCCGCTGCCGGAGCCAAGGCCTGATTCGTGGCCTACCCGCTGATCTCGGAAGGGGATCTGCAGACGTTCCGTTCGGAGGTGTTCTCCGAGGCGCAGCTGCCGCAGGTCCTCTTCCTGATCCGCTTCGCGTCCGCTGTTGCGCGGCAGGAAGTTCCGACGCTCGACGCGTCGGTCGAGTCTGCCGCGTTGGACATCGATCTCGTCAAGGGCGTCATCTGCGTGATGGTGTCTCGGGCGCTCGACAACATGCGGATCGGCCCGAATATCAAGTCGGAGCAGTTCCCTGAGGTCACCACCGAGTACAACTTTTCGTCGGCTGATTTCGAGGAGCTCGTCTACATGACGGACAAGCAGAAGGCGCGGCTGACGCCTCCGGTGACGACGTCGAAGTCGTTTTCGATTGCGCCGGGCTGATGAAATTTCCCGAACAGTGGCGGCTTCAACGACCCTCTGGCGCGCCGACTTTCGATCCGTCGACCGGAAACAAGAAGCCCGGGGTGAAGCCCGAACCGATTCCGGTGCGTGGGTTGCTGCAGCAGCGGCAACTGTCGGCGTCGTCCGTCGACGCGGGCAACGTCGAGTTCGACGACGGGCATGTGACGTCGGTGTACGTGCTGCTGCTGGAGCCTGATAGTCCACTACCTGAATCTCGTGACGAGTTGATCGATGCGGATGGTCTCCGCTATCAGGTCGTCGCTAATGCGCGGTCCCGCCGCCACATCCGCGGTGGACGTAAACCTTCCTACCTCGCCGTGATGGTGCGGCGAACAAACGATTTGGAGTAATCCCATGGCTGTTGTCACCTACACCGATGCCGACGGTGTCGAGCATTGGGCCGACGAGCATTCGAAGGCATACGAGAAGCATGTGAAGTCGCAGGAAGCCCCTGTCGAGGAGGTTCCTGTCGACGAGCCTGCTGCGCGGCCGGTCGTCGAGACGCCTGCTCGCGTTCAGGCTCCTCGCACTGATCCGAAGGCCGCCGCTGACGCGAAGGTCGCGGAGCCGAAGAAGGACTGATGGTCGCCAGGGTCCGGGTCTTCCGCAGGCAGTCGGAGCGGGAGGCCCGCGAAGCGTCCACACCGAAGCGCGAGGAAATCGCCATTCAGATTGCGCAGGAGTTCCGTGGCACGGCCCCCCGCAGGTCCGGTCAGTTCGCGAACAACTCGCACGTCGTCGTCGAAGGCGACCGGGTGTTCGCGGTGAACGACGACCCGCTCGGTTTCTACAAGGAGTACGGGACGTCGAAGTCTCGGGGTGCGGCGTCGTTGACGAACGCGGCACGAAAGCACGGCAAATACACCGGCTTTCAGCCTCGGGGTGCTGGCGGCCGAAGGGCTAGGCGACGCTCGTGACCACGGTGACCCCGTACGCGCCTGCCGCGCTCCGCGACTTCCTGATCGGGCAGCCCGAGTTCACGAACCAGGTGCCCGTCGAGTCGGTGTCGACGTCCGACATCCCCGACAAGATCACCGGCCCGTTCGTCACGTTGGCTGCGGTCTCCAATTTCGGGCAGGACCCGATGCTGCGGAAACCGTTGGTGCAGCTCGATGTGTGGGTGCCGAAGTGGGAAATCCTCGGCGGCGACATCGCCCCCGACGAGCTCGCTTGGAACATCGCCGACCTGTCGGGGCGGCTTGTCCACAAGGCGAGGATTCAGCGGTTCCGTGACACCCAGTCGTCGTGGCGGGCGACGTGGGACGAAGGCCCGATCACCGACGTCGACACGGAACGCGGACCCGATCTTCCCCTGTTCCGTGCGATCTGCCGGTTCGAAATGAAGTTCACCGTCCGCTAACTCGCCCTATTCGGGCGTCTCAACTGTCCCACCTCGGGTGCTCGCCTGGCACGTCCGAGGTGGGACTTCCAATGCTCACGGTCGTGAGCTCACCTCAGAAGGAGAATCCGTGAGTACATACGCAAATCCGGAGAAGGCCTATGTCTGGCAGGACGGCAACGCGTTCCGTGCCCCTGCCGGCACCCCGATTCCGACGAACCCGTTCGGTGAAGCACCTTCGTCCGGCACCGGCACCCCGGTCGTGTGGGATGCGTTCGGCGGCATCGAGGCCGGGTTCGAGCAGAACCCCAGCCAGGACACGAAGGAACTGCCGATCTGGAACTACCGGCAGTCCTCGTACAAGATCGCACGCTCGCCTCGCAGCGACCGGCTGAAGCTGAAGCCTGTCGACTATTCGAAGGCGACGATCACCACCCTGCTGCAGGGCGGTTCGATCACCGAGACGACCACGGGTTCGGGTGTGTGGAAGTGGAACCTCGGCGACTCGGAAGAGTTCGCGATCCTGCTCGTCTTGGAGGACGAGGACGACTCGCATGCCCTTTACTGCGAGCGCGCCACCCTGTTCACCCCGCCGCCGCGTTCGCTCGGCGGCGACAAGATCGACGGCTTCGACATGGAGCTGCTCGCTCTCGCGCCGGTGATTCCGCTGTCCGATTCCAATCCCCTCGCTTGATCTGAGAGGCGACACCCATGCCAGGCACCCAACGTAAGTCCGCTGCCCGTAAGACGGCGGCGAAGAAGGCCGCTCCCCGCACGGTTCCCGCGACGGAACCTGCGGCGGAGCCGGTCGAGAATCCGGATGCGTTCGACCTGCTCGACGCTCTCGGCACCACCGAGCAGGAACCACTGCCCGTGAGCCTCTTCGGTGTGCACGCCACCATCCGGCGGACGTACAGCGCCGAAGAGGACCTCAAGTTCAGCGAGCACCTGCGCCGCAACGAGATCCTGCAGGCACTCGAACTGGTGGTCGGGGACGACGCCAGAGCGCTCGCAACGGAGATTGACAAACTCTCGATCGAGCAGGGCGTCAAGGTTGTCAACAAAATCGCGCAGCTCTCCACTCTCGTCGAGGGGGAAGCCGTGGCGCTCTTGCCTACCTCTGCTCGGCGGATGGCTGGGGCGCTTGCTACGCGATCTTCCAGAGGATCCACCACCTAGACCTTCGGCAGGCTCTCAAGCTGCGCCGCGAGGACTTCATTGCTTTGCTCAACCACGCGCTGGAAGTCCTCGACCAGGAGGCCCGCGACTCGGAAAACCTCGCGATGCTGGTCGACCGCAAGGACTACTGGCTGACATCCGAGTATCGATCCTGGGTCACCGATCCAGACGACCCCGAAGTCAAGGCCGAGCGGGAACGGTTCAAGAAGGTGAAGCCTTCACCGCGGCCGCTCATTCCACCTGTGGCGCAACGCCATCCCGACATCACCGCAGCTCTGCTGCAGCGACACCGGGACGAGTCGGCGAAATACGCGCCCAAGGCGGAGCAACCCACCAAACCGAAGCTGAAGGACCTCATCGGCGGCTGGCAATTCGGCTAACGCTGAAGCTCAGCAATCGTGCTCGTATCGCAGGTAAAGGCATACCAGAACGGGCCCTCACTAACTTCGCCGGTTACGACGAGGTTGGAGTCTGTTTCGACGTTCCGGGTCAATGCCGCCGACGAATAGCTCTGTTGTCGAGCGCTCTTTTCGCACGACTGGGTGACAAGACGCGCTTGCTCGGCGGCCTTGTCGTTCTCATGCCTGATTCCTAAGAAGCCCGCCACTGCCAGGACAGCAACTACCACGGCGACGGCGGCAAATACGAGCTTCTTTCTGGTGTCCATCGCTTGTGAATACCAGACATTTTTCCCACGAACAACTCCGTTCATAGGCGGAAGAAACGCTCATAGGGGGTGCGCCTTGGCTGGTGGCCGCATAGATATTGAGGTGGCGGCTGACGTCAGCCGTGTTGCAGGAGACCTCGAGCGTGGACTCGGCCGTGCAGTCGGCGTAGCGGGCACCTTCGGCAAGATCATGGGCGCCGGCATCCTCGCCGGTGGTGTCACCGCAGCGTTCGGTGAGGTCATCAAGACCGGCAACGACTTTACGAACGAGCTGAACACGATGCAGGCGGTGTCGTCGGCGACGGCACAGCAGATGGCCGCCGTGTCGGAGCGGGCCAAGGAACTCGGCAACGACAATCAGCTGTCTGCGACGTCGGCGTCCGATGCGGCGGCCGCGATGACTGAGCTCGCCAAGGGTGGTTTCACGGTCGAGCAGTCGATGGAGGCTGCGCGTGGAACGCTGCAGCTCGCTGCTGCTGCGCAGATCGACGCCGGTACCGCGGCGACGATTCAGTCGCAGGCACTGCAGGCATTCGGGTTGGACGCCTCGTATGCGGCGACTGCGGCCGATGTGCTCGCGAACGCCGCGAACGCTTCCTCAGCTGAGATCACCGACATCGCTGCAGGTTTGCAGCAGTCCGGTGCCGTCGCGAACCAGTTCGGCCTGACGGTCGAAGACACTGCGGCTGCCCTCGGTGTGCTGTCGAACGCCGGTATCTCGGGTTCCGACGCCGGTACCTTGCTGAAGTCCGCGCTTCTCGCGGTGACAGACCAGGGCAAGCCCGCGCAGGCGGCGATCGAAGAGCTCGGTCTGACGATTTACGACGCCGAGGGCCAGTTCGTCGGCATGTCGAGTTTGTTCGGCCAGCTCGATGAGGCCGCGGCCAGCATGACACCTGAATTATATCAAGCGGCGACGGCGACTCTGTTCGGTTCGGACGCTATGCGTCTCGCCGGTGTCGCGGCCGAGCAGGGCCAGGCCGGGTACGACGCCATGCATACGGCGATCGAACGGCAGGGCGCGGCCGCCGAGGTCGCTGCTGCGAAGACGCAGGGCCTTCCGGGTGCGATGGCGTCGATCGAAAACGCCACCGAGACACTCACACTCGGCCTGTACGGGCTGATCGAGGGCCCGCTCGAAGGCTTCGCGACCGCGGCCGCTGACAAAATTTCGGCCGTCACGCCTGGCATCATCTCCGGTCTTCAGGATGCTGGCGGAGCGGCCGTCGAATTCGGTCAGATGCTCGCCCCGGTCGCTGGATTCGTCGGCGACGCTGTCGGCGCGTTCCTCGACCTCCCTGCCCCGGTGCAGGCCGTCGCCGGTGCTCTCGCTGCACTGCAGGTCACCGGTGGAGCCGACAAGATCGGCAGCTGGTTCCAGGACATCACCGAGAACTTTCAGAGTTTCCGCGAGGAAATGCAGGGCGAGATCGACATGCAGGCCGCCCTCGGCAGCATCGGCGAAAACGATCCGTTCACCGAACTCACGGGTGGCGCCGACGAGCTGGCTGGTGCGCTTGAGGAGAACGCCGAGCCGCTGTCCGAGCTCGCTGCAGGTTTGGCGACGCTCGAACGCCGCCACCCGGCGATCCGCCAGATGGCCGACGGTTACCGCGGTGTCACCACCGCAACGCAGAGGTTCGCTGACCGTCAGCGGAACCTGGCCACCACCTCCGGCGCTGTGACTGGCGCACTCCGTAACGGTGCTGCGCAGGCTGCCAGGTTCGGTGGAGTCGTTGGCGGCGCCGCTGTGGCAGGTGCTAACGGACTCGTATCTGCAACGAAGGGTGTTGTCGGCGTCCTGGGTGGGCCGTGGATGGTCGGCATCATGGCTGCGACTGCGATTGTCGGCCAGTTCTCCTCCGAGAACGCGAAGGCGAGCCAGCAGGCACAGGTGCTCCAGGATTCCTCGACCAACCTCGCAGTTGCGCAACGCGATGTCGCAAAAGCATTCCAGGAGTCGAATGGCGAGATCTCCGACACGGTTATGTCGGCCCTCGCAGTACAGATCGACACCGTTCGTGGCGAACTCGGCGAGCTGGCCGACACGGCGCCCGGCTCGTTCGGCATTTTTCGGGCTGGCTACGAGGACGTCATCGGTTGGTTCTCCGGTGTCGCGCAGGCAGGTACCGAGGCTTACAACAAGCAGGAAGAAACAGCCGAATCCGCTGCCCGCGTTAAGCAGGCTTTCGACGACCTCGGCCTGTCGAACGAAGAGCTTGCTTCGAAGCTGACAGCTTCCAATACGGAGTTCGCGACCTTCGAGGCAGTACTTCGTAATTCCGGCGAGGGCGGCGCAGAAGCGGCCGACAAGATGCGCCTCCTTCGAGAGGAAGCTCAGCGGGCGGAACAGACCGCGAAGAACACCACTCCCGGCTTCTTCGACATGAAGGCCGCGATCGCCACCCTCGGCGACGAGGCAGCCTCCGCAGACGATCGGGTCAGCGCACTCAAGACTGCCCTGGATGTGTTCCTAGGCAACGAGATTCCACTCTCCGACGCTGTTCAGGCCTACAACGACACTATCAGGCAACTCGGCGAGGAACAGCCAGCTGGGGTTGACCCGGCCGGCGGTGTCGGTGATGCGCTCGTAGGCGAAAACGGCGCCGTCAACACTCAGCTCGCGAACGGTTCTGCTCTGCGTGATTCGCTGACGGAGATCCGTGACCGCACGATCGAGGTCACCAACGCCACGATCACTGCGTCGCTAGCGCAGGGCAAGAGCTTGCCAGAGGCGCAAGAAGCCGCGCGCGCAGCGATTGCTTCAAACGCTGACGCACTACTTGGGCTTGGCAACAACTACCAGCTCACGAAGACGCAGATCGAAGCGATGGCGGCTGCTGAAGGTTTGCTGCCCGAGCAGATCATCATGCTGGCCAGCCTGTCCGGGGCCGACGATGTGACCCAGCAACTCACCGTAATCTCGAGCATGCTCAAGGGCGTCGGCCAGCCCGTCGACGTCCCCGTCGACGTCCTCGACGCGGAGGCTCTCCAAAAGATCAAAGACCTCGGTGGCACCGTCGAAACGGACATCAACGGCAAGCCCGGCATCGTCCGGATCACAGCACCCACCGACGACGCACTGCGTCAGCTCCGAGACATCGACCTCGCCGCCAACAACACGGCGCGTAACCGCACAGTGTCCATCGACGTAGTCCTCAACAACATCGAAGAAGTCGATCGACGACTCGACGCGGCAGTCAGATCGGGCGTGGCAGTTCGCGGTCAGACTTTCGCAACTGGCGGGCCAATCACCGGCGGCGTGCCCGGCAAGGACTCGGTGCCGATCCTGGCGATGCCGGGCGAGCACATGCTCACCGTCGACGACGTCAACCGTCTCGGCGGGCAGGAAGGCGTCTACCGGTTCCGGGACGCTTTGGCGCGCGGCGAGGTCCGCGGCTATGCGGGTGGCGGCGCGATCGTCGACAGCCTGACCGCGTATGTCGGACAGAAGTTCCCGGCCCTGAAGATGACGTCCGGCTACATAGGCCGCGAGGGCGAGACCGGTTCGTACCACAGCATGGGGATGGCAGCGGACTTCTCGAACGGCTTCGGAAACACCGACGCCCAGCTGGGACTCGCGACGCTGATGGCCAGCAAGTTCGGATCCGAGCTGAAAGAGCTGATCTACGACGACCCACGCTTCGGCCGCGAGATCAAGGACGGCGAGTTCGTCGACGACTCGTTCTACGACGGCGCAGGCGACCACACCAACCACGTGCACATCGCCACCGACCACGTTCTGGTCGACCCCGGCGACGAACCCGAGACTGAGGTAGCGCCGCTGTCCGAGCGGGACGCGATCGCCGACGCGATCATCGCCGAAGGCCGGCGTCGCGGCATCACCGACAACGGCATCAAGGCCGCCGTCATGACCGGACTCGCCGAGTCGGACCTGTCGCTCGTCGAGGGCGGACCTGACACGTCGACCGGCCCGTTCCAGCAGCAGGAATGGTGGGGCTCGTACGAGGAGCGGATGGACCCGACCATCGCGGCCGGGAAATTCTACGACCGTCTCGTCGAGTTCGACTACGACTCGATGGACCCGGCTGACGCGGCACAACGGGTGCAGCAGTCCGCGTTCTCCGACGGCTCGAACTACCGGGAGCGTGCCGGTGAAGCGGAGTCGATCATCGCCGCCCTCGACTCGCGGGACTCGTCGACGTCGCTGTCCACGAGTTCGTCGTCGACGAAGAAGGTGACGTGGGCGGAGAAGGACCAGATCGCGCTGGACAGGGCCCAGGTCGCTGTCACCCAGGCGCAGGAAGCCCGCGACAAGATCTACGCGAACGAGAAGAAGTCGCAGGCTGACCGCGAGCAGGCCGATCTAAAGGTCAAGGCCGCGAAGCAGAAGGTCATCGATCTGCAGGCCAAGAAGGACGCTGCCGCGTCGGGTGCGGTCGAGGGCCCGGCACCGCAAGCACCGGATCTCGCGAAGAACTTCACCGACGAAGAGATCTCGCTGATGCGGGCGCAGCTCGCGGTCGATCAGGCCAATGCGAAGCGCAACGAGGTGTACGCCGACCCCGAAGCGACCGAGAACGACCGCACCGAGGCCGATCTCGCGTTGGCGTCGGCCCGCAACGCGCTGAAGGAGGAGCAGGAGAAGGAGGCCACCGGCGGGTCGTCGACTTCGTCCGGCGGCAGCGGCGAGGGATTCTCCGTCAAGGAACGCCTGAAGGACTTCGGCTCGCAGGTGTCCAGCATCCTCGTCGACGCCCTGTTCGAACAGTTGCCGTTCGGTATCGGCGAGTCTCGCTGGTGGGACCTGAAGGTCCCCACCTTCGGCGCCGAAGCGGAGGCCGCCAAAAGGAAGTCGTCGACGGGCGACAAGTCTAGAGAGCTCGTTCCGGTCGGCGCGTCCGGATGGGTGGAGAGCCTGTTCGGTCCGGCCGCCGGCGGCCTGCAGAACCTCGTCGAGAACGGAAAGTACGACCCGAGCCTGACGGCGATGGGCCTCACCGAGGACAACCCGCTGGTCGTCACAGCTCTCGGGTCGCGGTCGCTGTTCACCGGCAACTTCGACCAGAACACCCGCAGCACGTTCGGTGTCGAAGAGGACCATCCCGCGGTCACCACCTTCCTCGAGAACAAGTCCCTCGCGGAACGACCGTGGGAACAGAAGCTCGCCGACCTGCTCGATTCGCAGCGCAAGACCCCGATGTTGCTGCGTGACACCGGCGGTCGGCTGCCACACGGGCATGCGGCGCTCAACCTGTCCGGCGAAGACGAGTGGGTCACCACTGCGTCGCAACGGGATCGGCAGATGCGCGAGATCGCAGCTGTCCGCGCCAACAACCAGGCCGGCGGTGTGGCGACTGTGGACACATCGAAGATGGAGGCTCGCATCGACGAGATGGCCAAGGCTGCCCGCCAGCCCACCGTGGTGTTCCAAACCGACTCAGTCGATCAGGGCATCCGGGCGTGGCGCAGTGAAGTGAATGTCCGCTCGCTGTCGTTCAAGAAGCGCTCATGAAGCGGCACGTAACCCAGGTCGAGCTCGAAGGGGTCAACGGCCGCATGGTGACGCTGTCCGGCGAGGGGTCTGACGAGTCTGCAACGTACCTGGCGACGGGGATGACCGGGTTCATGGACGTCCCCGTCGAGGTGCTGCGCGGTTCTCACGCGTTCCAGGAGGGCTCGACGTTCTTCGGTGCGCGAGTGCTGGAGCGGCCGTTGGAGTTCGGTGTCGTCATCGATTCGACGAACGGCCAGCCGTGGCAGGAGAACGACTCCGAGTTCCGGAAGATGTGGAGCCATTTCGAGGACTCGAAGCTGTGGATCGAGACCGAGTCGTCGCGCCGGCATCTGAAGATCCGGCCGCTCGAATTCACCTACGACATCGAGTACGACCCCAATCAGGTGCAGGTCGAGACGGTGAAGCTCAAGTGCATCGCGATGGATCCGTGGTGGTACGAGGACGACTACACCGACGAGTGGTCATCGACTCGGGTCACTGCTGCGGGTGACTTCGAGATCGGGTCGGTGTGGATGGAGAACTCCACCCCACACGAGATCTACCCGAAGTGGCTGCTCATGGACCCGGGCATTCCCCGCCTCCCCGACTATTCGTGGGGCGACAAGCGGCACAACAAGTTCGGGACCAACGGCTACTTCGATGCGGCGAAGGAATTCGCGACCCGCAAGATCGTGATGGCCGAAGTATTACCCGGCGGGCCGCCGGGAATCCCGGACGCCACCTACTCGGTGCGAGTCGACACACGGCCCGATGCCCGTCTCGGCGGCTATCAGTCGTTCGACCAGTCATACCGGCAACGGATGAAAATGGTCCGCTTCCTCTACTCCGTTCCCGCCTACACCGAGCGCATCGAACTGCCGGTGTCGATGTCGAAAGCCGCTGCGGGAGCGTCGATTCAACTGCGAATGACCAGCTCCTGGCCACGCCCCTGGGGCATGCAAGCGTGAGGGAGGAACTGTGACTGCTCCCGTCGCCGACAAGATCGACTTCGAGAAGTTCAACCAGCAGATCGAAGACATGCTCAAAGAGGAGGCCGACCGCCGTCGGCTCCCTCCCGAGGTCGAGTTGTACGACGGCGACTGGAATTCCGTCGGAATCTGCGGACAGATCAACTCGGCGTCGTTCCAGTTCATCGACAACGAGGTCGGGTCGGCCTCGCTCGAAATGCCGCTGGACTACTACCTGTCCGAGTGGGCCATCAACGTCGACGGCCGCGCCACCTCCGACGTGCACGTCCGGATGGAGAAGGACGGCGCCCGCTGGACCGGCAAGATGGACGAGCTCAAGATCATCAAGGATGACTCGGGCCGCCGGTTCGTCCGACTGCTGTTCAAGCACGACCTGCAACAGCTCGCCCACATGGTGGTGTACCCGAATCCGTTCCTGCCGCCGGAGATTCAGTTCCCCCGCCTATGGCTGTGCTTCGGCAAGGCGAAGTGGGCGCTGAAGACGACGCTGCTGTGCACGATCATGCGGCTCGAATCGTCGCTGTGGACGCTGCCCGACAATCCGCTCGACAAGTCGCAGTGGAACAACTTCAACCAGTCGACCTGGTGGAACGTTGTCAAACCGTCTATGCCGGGCGATATCGACAATTCGCTGCCCGCGATCGTGCATTCGCGGATGAAGACGATGTTCGACACCGGCAAGAAAATCGTCGCCGACTCGCAGCTGTCGTGGGTGTGCCGCCGCTATCTGCCGGGTGATCCACCGCCGTGGGAGGGCGCGAACCTGCGCTACGGCTGCCTGGTGTGGGATCTCGTCGACAAGTCCGGATTCAACACGGGCACAGCGTTTCAGGGCAACCTGTTCGCCGGGATCATCAAAGAGTTTCTGAACATTCACGGCGACGGCATCACCGAGACGGTGGAGCAGGTCGACGACCCCAACATTCCCGGCATCTACCCTGCGCCGCAGGTGCGCGGCACGACACCGGCGAACCCGGGTGTCGTGTTCTGGGAGTCGGAGATGTCCGGCATCCAGTCGTCCGAGTACTCGCAGAAGCCGTCGGGCCCGGTCGGGTCTGTCGCCGGCGGGCATTCGATGCCCGGCGTCAACGAGTTGATCTCGGCGACGGTGCAGATGATCGGCGACCTCACCGCAATGATCCCAGGCGTTCCGCCGCTCGGCGGTATCGCAGACGCACTACTGAAGCCGCTGTACACCGATGTTTTCCTGGCGTTCGGGAAGATCAAGAACTCGAATCGTGCCCGGCGTGCGGGTGGTGCGCACTATCACGAGGAGTTCGCTGAGGGCGCCGACAAGGCGTACACCCTCGGGTATCTGATCGCGCAGCGCGCACAGATGTGGAAGACCCGCGAGGTCCGGACCTGCACGTTGAAGGTGGCGGACTCGGCGCCGTGGACGGTCGGCGACTACGGCGGCGGCGACTTCTTCCTCGGCGACCGTGTCGGATTCAACATCATCGGCATGCCGCCCGGCGTCGTCTACGTCGAGCAGGTCTCGGAACTCACCCTCGCGTGGGACCGCTCCACAGCGCCGACGTGGGACATCACGATCGGCCAGCGCATCCCCACTGATCCGGTGATGGAGCTGTACGAGGCCATCCAGGAAATCTTCTCCATCACAACCGAACTCGGAATCATGTAAGGGGGTCACGTTGCCGCGCATACCTACTCAGCAGTGGTGCCTCGCCCAAGAGGATCCGAAGAAGCGTCACCAGTGGTTGTTCGTCGGGTCGATGGTGTACGGCGCCACCGCCCGCTACACCCCGGACGACGACAGTCTCGAGGTGTTGTCCGAACGCATCCCGGAGGGCGGGTATGTGCATGTCTCCGACCTGCATACGCTCGCCGACGCCGACGGCAACATCCATGTGTCGAAGCTTCCGGTGCAGACGAAGAAGCTGAAGCTCCCGGCGATGGGCCAGCATCACACGCTGAACAACACTTCGCAGTGGGTCGACTTCGACGAGCCGGATTCGGTGCCGATGGTGGCGCAGGACATGGACGCATTCACCACCGAACAGAATCAGGTGCACTTCCAGCAGCTGCTGGACAAGGGATTCCGCCCGCCCGAGGAGGCGGAGGGGCCCGCCACCGCGACGGTGGAAACCGACCCGCCGAAGACATTCAACCCGACGGAATGGACGCCGTCCGAGGTGAAGGGCTACCTCCTCGGCCAGGACGACACCGAGCGCCGCCGGGTCCTCGCGTTGGAGATGCTCGGTAAGCGCCGCGACAAGATTCTGAACTACCCGGATTGGAAGGGTCTGTGACCTATCCGGTCGGGAATCCGCCATCTGAGGCGTATGTCGAGGGCACCGTCTCGGATGCGCAAGGGCAGTCCGAGGAATCGATTCGCGCGGGTCTGCGGCAGCAGATCGGCGGGTTCGGCATCGCGCAAGGCCTGTTCGGTGGCCTGTTCGCGGGCATCGCCGACTGGATCCTGAACTTCAACGCGGTCCTCGACGAGCAGGTCACACAAGCGGGCGAGATCACCGAGGATCTCACCAGCCTGGAGAACCGTGTCGAACTGTTGGAAGGCGGCGCGGTCACCGTCCGCACCTACGCGTTCAACAGCATTTGGACGAAACCACCTGGATTGATCCGGCTGGGTGTCGCAGTCGAAGGTGGCGGGCACGCGGGCCGGTCCGGTTCGACGGTCACTGCCCGCGTCGGCGGTCTCGGCGGACTGTCGGGCGGCTACCGATTCCAATGGTTCGAGCTCGCAGCGATCGAGCACGACCTCGGCGCCACTGAAGAAGTGGTGATCGGAGCGGGCGGCCAGATTCCGTCACAGCTGGGTGGGGTGTCCCGCTTCGGAAACCACGTCGTGTCCGTGCCGGGGGTCGGCGCCATTCTCTCGGTCGAGGGAGCGGTGATCTCGAATTCGGCTACTGAGCGCGGCGGCAAAGGCGGGGACGGGTCCGACCCTGTCACGGGTGACGCGCCCACCGGCGGCGAGCAGGGAGGCTCATCTGCATTCGCTGCTGGAGGCGCAGGCGGATCTACCGGCGGGACCCGAGCCGGATCCGACGGCCAGGACGCAGTTCTGAGTCCTGTGGCCCGCGGTAATGGCGGCGGCGGTGGCGGCGGCGGCGGAACGCAGCTCGCCGGAACTGTCGGCGGCAAGGGCGGCAACGGCGGCTACCCGTCAGGCCCTGGTGGCGGTGGCGGCGGACGTGGCCACGGTATCGGCTCGACGGACGGAGAGGGCGGTCTGGCCTCCGACGGCCGCGTCACTCTCATCGAATACACGAAACTTGAGGACTGAATATGCCTGTCGCATATCGGATTACCGAACAAATACCGGGGAAAGCCGGTGAGGCTTACGGCTACGAACTGTCCGAGCCATATAGCGGCGCCGACTACCTGATTGTGTCGCGAATCGACTGGGCTGCATTCGGGCTGCGGGAGACCCGCATCGCGCCTGGCCAGTTGCTCGACGGGCAGGTGATAACTCAAACCGGGGTCGATAACTCGCTCGCGCTGTCCATCCCGTTCCCGCTGTGCACACATGCGGAAGCTCTGGCCGAGATCGGCTACGAAATCGGCGAGAAGCCTCCGGTGGAAGAGACGCCTCCGGGCGACCCCGACGTCAAGGTAGAGCCCACCGCGGAGGTGGAGCCGTGAGCTTCATCCGCACCAAGGAGCAGGCGTCCCCGTTCAAAGCGTCGCAGACGGTGTCGAAGGTCGCCGAAATCTGCGGCGTCACAGTCCCCGATGTAGTGGCGGTCATGGCGGCCCGGTCCAAGCCCGGCGCCACCTCATCCACCTCGGTCGACTTCACCACCGCCGAAACCATTCTCCGAGTCTTTCAGGAGTCCTGATGCCGATCCTCAAGCACAGCAACACCCCTCAGGAGACTGGATTCTGGTGCGGCCCAGCGTCGACGCAGATCGTCCTGACCGGGTTCGGTATCGATGTCGCTGAACGTGATCTCGCGCTGGAGCTCGGGACAACGACGAACGGCACCGACTGGATCGGGCAGATCAGCCAAGTGCTGCAGCGCCGCTCCGGGCGCCCGTACATCACCGTCGAGATGCCGAACGATCCGCCGACGCGTGCACAGGTGGACCGACTGTGGGACGACATCGTCCGGTCGATCGACGGCGGCAACGGGGTCGTCGCGAACATCGTCGCCCCGGCATCGAACCATCCACCTGGCTACCCGAATTACACGATCTATCACTACTTCACGGTGATGGGCTACGAGCCGGACGGGCGTCAGGTGTACGTCGCGGACCCGGCCCGCTTCGGCGGCTACTCCGAGTACTGGTTCACGGTCGAGAAGCTGGCGTCGATGATCACACCGAAGGGCTACAGCGCAGCACCCACTGGTGCACCTGTTCCAGTGGTCGACGCCCAGGCTGAGACGTGGGCGCTGATCGAAGATCAATTCCTGGGTCCGCGCTGATGGACGCACAGACGCTCCGCGCTGCGATGCAGGAAACCTACGTGTCCGACGCGACCATCGCCGCCTACCTCCCGCACTTCGAGGAGGCAATGCGCGCGGCGCAGATCGACACCGTCAGGCGGGCAGCGGCGTGGTGCAGCCAGATCGGACACGAGTCGGCGGGCCTGCGGTACATGGCCGAGATCCAGACGTCCGGGCACGACTGGTCGTGGGACCGCACACGCTACCGCGGGCGCGGCCCCATCCAACTCACCTGGCAGTCGAACTACCGCAAGTTCGGAACGTGGTGTCACGACGTCGGTTACATCGACAATCCCGAATTGTTCGTCGAGCGACCCGAACTCGTCGAGCAACCACGTTGGGGGTTCCTCGCCGCGTCCTGGTACTGGCTGCGCGGCGGTCCCCGCGCCGGGGAGATCAATTCGTTCGCCGACGCCGGCGACATCCTCGCGGTCTCGCGCTGCGTGAACGGCTGGGTTCCTACACCGAACGGCATGCCTGATCGGCAAGCCAGATACGACCGAGCACTCCGGCTCGGCGACGCACTACTTCCTCAGGAGGACGACATGGCAGACGCCGCAGGAGTTTTCGAACAGGTCATGGGGCCGGAAGGCGACGACGGCAAACGAGGCTGGCCCCAGCTGGGCGATTTCCTCCAGTCGAAGCGGTCCATCGTCGACGCACTCGGCCGCGTCATCCAGCAGAACAACTTCTCGATCGAGCAGAACGCACGCATCGAGCAGAAACTCGACATCATCATCACCGCGTTGAAAGCAGGCAAGTGATGGGCGACACCGTAGCGGAGATCGTCACCCGCGAGGTCTTGGCGAAGGTCGGCACTGAACTCGACGCGGTCCGTGTGCGCGCCGAGCAGGTCATCGCTGACGCGGCCGCCCGCGTCGAAACAGAAGCTCGGGCACGTCTCGACGCAGCTGTCACTCAATTCCCGGCCTCGACGCCGGTGATCACCGAGGACGGCGACTTCGACCCGGTCGGCTGGATCAAAGCACAAGCCGCGTCGCGTGCCTGGCGCACACTTCTGCAAGGCATCATTTCGGCCGTCGTCATCGCATTCGGTACCGCAGTGGTGCAGTCGATCGCCGATCCAGGCTTCGACTACACCTCCGCCTCCGATTGGAAGATCGCCATTGGGCTCGGCGTCGGCGCCGTCGGAACCGCGCTCGTCAGCCTCGTACAGAACAAGCTGGCGATCAAGCCGCCGAAGGTGGGTCTATGAGCCCTCACTCGATAGCAATCCTGCTGAAGGATCTGCTGTTCTTCGCGAGGACGGCGACCCTCGTTCTCGGTGCGATCGCGATCGGCTACGGCGCGCTCACGCTCGTGTTCGGTGAAGCACTGTGGGACGGCCCATCTCACGTGTACGGGACGGCCCTGTCGGTTCCGTACGCACCGCAGTCCTGGGGTCTCGTCGCGATGGCCGCGGGCATCTGCGTGATCAGCGGTCAACTATTGGACCGGCACCGGCTGATCATCGTCGGCGCGACGGTGATGGTGTTGTGGTTCCTGTTCTTCGGAGGATCGTTCCTGTTCGACGTCGTCGAATCGCAAAGCCCATTCGGCGCGCCGGGAGCACTGGTCTACCTGTCGCTGTGTCTGCTGATGGCGCTGCGATCGGCCGTCAAAGTTCCAGGGCGGCTGTGATGTTGCGCCGCGCATGGATGTTCATGCTCGGTGGCCGCAAGGTCATCTCGGGCAGCTGGCCGCTGTACCGCATCTGCATGCTGATGCTCACCATTTCGGGTGCCTTCCAACTGATCACAGGCAAAGTGCCGGGATCGGTGTCGGCGACGAACTCGCCCGAGTGGACCGACATCGTCTACATGTGGATGCAATTCCTCGGCGGAGCAGTGACGTTGGCGTCGCTCACGATCGGCTGGCGGGACATCAGCGCGGCTATGGGCATCGAACGCGTAGGCGCCGTCCTGGTCGCGTTCTCCTCACTGATCTACGTGATGTCCGTCGTGGACTACAACTCCGGACCGCCGACCTCATCCGGCGTCTGGCTCGTCATCGGCGTCGGAACGTACTGCGCGTACCGCGTCTTCGAAATCTCCGACACGTTCCGTGAGGCCGAGCGAAAGAGGCGCGAATGCTAGGGACGGTCATACAGCTGGTCGGCGCCTCGGGTGTGACCGCAGCTCTCACCCTCACGCTGACTTGGCTGAAAGACCGTCGCCGCAACTCAGCTGACACGAACCAGATCATCGCCAACATGTACGCCGGATCGGTGAAGTTCGCCGACGAGCGTCTCGACAAGGCGATCGCCGACCTCGATCTCTGCTCCCGCAAGTGCGACGCCTTGTCCGATCTCGTGCTCGGTCTTATCGACCAGTCCATTGATCAGGCGACGGCGCGAACGCGGCACCGCGAGATCCAATCTTGGAGGAGGGCCTCGTGAGCGGCTACGACCCCATCGTTGACGACCTAATCCTGACCCGAGGCGCTGACTGGGCGCACCGCTACAACAAAGCCCAGTCGGACACCGCGTTCCCCACCGGAACGACAGCCGAAATTCAGGTCACGAAAGACGACAAGCCCGGCTCTCCCGTCCTCGCGACGTGGCCGGCCGAGTCTGTCACCGACAACTACATCGAATTCTGGGTGCAGTCCGAGGACCTCGACGGTGTACCCGCCCGCTACCGCTATCGGCTGATGGTGCACTACCCGGCCGTCGCCCCGATCACCGACACATTCGACTTCTGCTGGTACCGCGGAACCGTGAGAAGGAAAGACTGACATGGCTGCTATAAAGATGACCGCCGATTTCCGTGAGGGCGCTGCGGTGTGGGCGACCAGCCAAGGCAATTCGCTGAGTCTGCACACCGGCGACCCGGGAACGACCGGCGCCAACGAAATCTCGGGCGGCTCCTACTCCCGGGTGGCGACGACGTGGACCGCTGGTGCGGTCGATGGGGCGGTGGCCGGCAGCGAGGTCGAGTTCAACATTCCCGGACCGGTCGCCCCCGCTACCGTCGTCACGCCGACGCATCTGGGGTGCTGGTCGGGGTCGACGTTCAAGTGGGCGGTGCCGATCTCGAACATCCAATACCCGGGCCCGTCGAAGGTCCGGATCACGGCCACGTTCTCGGCGCCGCAGGGCTGACAGTGGATTCGTCCACCGCCGCCCGGCCGACTATCCCGGTCACGGCCATTCCGAGACCGGCGCGGTCGTCGAGTGTGGCGGCGCGCCCGTTCATGACGGTGTCGCAGGCGCCGCCGGACACGGTGCCGAGGCAACCGCAGAAGGCGGTTCTGCAGGATGTCGCGGCCGACCTGTTCTTCGATGTCGCGGTGGCGCAGACCCCGATCATCTTCCTCCCGGCGTCCGCCGAGCTTCCGTTCGACGTGACGGTGATTCAGCAGCCGACAGGTGGCACGTACACGATGGCCGTGGCCGCTGAGCTTCCCCTGACGGTCGACCCGTCGACTGTGCCCGTCGCGCCGGCCGCGCCGACCTTCGACTTCGACGTCACCGCTGCCACAGCCCCTGTCGTGGAGGTGGCGCCAACGCTGCAGTTCGACGTCGCGGTGTCGCAGTACGTGCTCGCGAACCAGGGCATCGACAAGTCCGGCAACCAGATCCTCACGTCCGCCAACGTGTGGACGCGGCTGTCCCCGTGGGCTGTCCGCTCCGGGTACCCGGCGACGGTCATCGTCGACGGCGACGGTATCCGAGTGCCCGCCGGTGTGGTGGCCTCCTACGAGTATCGGCTCGCTGTGTCGTCCGCGGCGGGCACCGGCAACACCCAGTCGATGCGGCTGGTGAACGGCTCGACGGTCGTCGACTCGGTCACCATCGCGAACACGACGACCACCACCACCCGCACCGGGACGTTCACCGGCACCGGCGAGGTCGCCCACCTCGAAGCGTCCGTCACGTCACCGAACTCGGGCCGCGGCACCATCACTGCCTCCACCTATCTCGTCCTCACCGTCGTCTGATTCCGATCCCCCTCCCCTTGTCTCGCGATTGGAGTACCGCCATGCCCACACCTATCTGGATCGGAGTCTGACATGGCCGTTGGATTCACCACTGTCCGCGTCAACATCGGCGTGTTCATCATCGACGGTGTCGACGACGACGACGTCTACGACGATGTTCCCGCGTCGGGGCGGGTGATCTTCGAGCCGATGCTCGACCCGGGTAAGCCGGTGCAGGTCGACGACAACGGGCAGATGAAGATCAAGGTCGTCGCACCGTTCACCGCCGACATCGGATTGACGGGCGAGATCTCGCACCGGAACCGCAACTATGTGACGGTGCCGGCGCCGACGAGTGCCACCTCGAATGTGTCGCAGTTGCAGTGGAAGGCAACGTTCAAGGACCTCACGTATGGCGGGCAGGTGTTGCCGCAGCAGCCGCCGATCTACTTCTGGGCAGAGCCGGGTGTGGAGATCAACCTCGCCGATCACGTGAATGTGGCACCCGGTTCGACGGCGGTGCAACTGTCGCGTGGTGCTCGCGGGTTCGGTGTCGTCGGCGCGGTCCCGGTGGAGGATGCCGCGTTCGCGATCGAATACCAGACCGCGAGTGGCACCGAGCTCTCCGAACCGATTCCCCTTCCGGAGGGCGGCAGCGGCGTCCCCGACGAAGGTGTGACCGAGGCGAAACTCGCCCCGGAGGTGCGGGATCAGATCGCGTCGAAAGCCACCCTGACGGGCATGTACCCAGCCGTCCCCCTGTACGGGTACGGGAATTCATGGATGGACGCGGCCGGGTTCTTCGGGGCCCTGCCGTCCCGGTTCGGATTCTCTCTGTCGGGGAATCGTGCGGTCGGCGGACATCGGGTGCAGGACACCGCGATCACCGCCCTCTCCCCAGGTGTGGGCGAGTGGACCCCCGGTAGCGGTGTGGTGGTCGTCAACGATCTCGGCAACAACCTGGCCGACCCGGATGATGCGGCTAACCGCGGCGCCGCCCTGGAGTCGGCCCGCGCCCTGTGCGCGATCTTGTCGTCTGCGTCGAAGACCGAGTCGACGGGTTGGACGTATTCGTCGTCACCGGCGTGGTCGGACACGGCGATGGGCTACGCCGGCGCGTCGGGCGACTCGTACGCCATCTCCACCAACGATGGCGCGTATGTGGATTTCCCGGTCCCGGCGGGCACCTCGTATCTGACGGTGTTCGGCGGCGACGGTGCCGCATTCAAGACGGGCACGGTGACGGTGACGCAGGGCGGCCGCACGTTCACGAAGGCCACGAACGAGAAGGCCCGCGCTACCACGTATCGGGCGTCGCTGGGGGTGGCACCTGTCGTGGTGCGTCTCGACGGCATGTCGGCGGGGACGGCGCGGGCGACGTTCACCACCGGCGGTGTCGCAGGCGCGGTGTCTGCCGTCGACTGCCTCCTCACCCTGTCGCAGACACCGCCGACGATCGTGTGGATCAAACCCGTCGCAGTCACCGCCACCGGCTACACCGGCAAGACAGCACTGCTGACGTATCTGCGGTCGATCCCGGATGTGTTGGCGCAGGAATTCCCGAACGTGGTGGTGGTCGACCCGGCAGCCGGGTGGGACCCGACCACCATGCTCGGCCCGGATGGGCTGCACCCGAATACGGCGGGGTGGGCGCACGTCGGCGACGCGGTGTCCGCGGCATTGGTGAGGCAGTCGGTCGGAGGACTGGACGAAACCGCCGTCGCAGAGGTCGTCGCAACGGTAGGTGACGCACGTTATGCGCCGAAAGTGGAGACCGCCGTCCTGACCCGAGACAGCGCCGGACGGATCACCTCAGCCGTGGAGAACGGCGTTACCGTCACCTACGGCCGTGACTCTGCTGGCCGCATCCAATCCGAGACAAAGGCCGGAAAGATCACGACCTACACCCGCGACGGTTCCGGCCGCGTCGCTTCCTGGGAGACGGTGAACGCCTGATGGACATCCTCGCTATCGACGAAGCCGCCGCTGACGCCGCGGCAAAGTACACCCTCGGCAAGAAAGCAAATTCCGTCCGCCTCGACGTGCCACCGACGCTGGCATCCGGGCAGACCCGCTACAACGCCACATCCTTCGCTCAGCCGGTCGCCACTGACGGCAACGACCTGTACGTTGCCGTCTACAACACCGCGGGCGCACTGACCCTACACAAGCGGACCCTCCCACTTGGGGCATGGACAACGTTTGACCTGTCCGCTATTGCCGGAAACCCGCTGGCGTTGCCTGTCGACACCGACAGTCACAACACCGCATCGATATTCGTCGACGCCCAGGGTTATATCCACGTCGCAGCGAACATGCACGGCGACGCCATGCGCTACGTTCGCTCGACCAACCCTCGCGACATCACCGCCTGGAATGCGCCGGGAATGACCGGTACCAACGAAGCGCAGGTCACCTACCCGCGGTTCGCGATGCATCCGGACGGCACACTATTCCTGCTCTACCGCGACGGCGCATCCGGGATGGGCGATCTGTACCTCAATCGCAAACCAGTCGGCGGGGTGTGGACCCAGGTCGGAAAGATCGCCGACGGCAAGACCACCAGCGAAAACCCCTACGAGACACGCTTCGTGATCGACCGTCAAGGGCGGTTGAACATTGGGTTCACCTGGCGTCCGAACGGCGGCGACCACAACACCAACGCCGACGTGCATTTCCTGCGCTCCGACGACAAGGGCGCGACATGGAGGTCGGTGACCGGGACCACAGTTACGCTTCCACTCACTCACGCCAACACTTCCGCCCGCGCACTTGCGACCGCGGCAACGAACTCCGGGATCATAAACCAGTTCGGGCTCGACGTCGACACCGCAGGACGGCCACACATGGCGCTCACCCTCGCGGACGGAACCGCCCCCGACCGGAACGTTCACCACCTGTGGTGGAACGGCACGAACTGGGTCAACGATCAGGTCACAAACCTCGGTAACGGCATGGGCTACAACGAGATCCCGACCCGACCGGTGATGATCTGCTCGGACAACGGCCGCGCCCTGATCGCCTACTCGTCACCGCGCTTCGGGCCGACCATCGGCACCTACCGGATGATCGACGTCACCGACTCGACACCGGTCGACTTCCCGATTGCCCTGATCGACGGGCGCGACGCCGAGCTGACCGTCGACGAGCGTGCCCTGCGCGAGAAGAACATCTACCGCACCATCGTCACCTCCGCCAACGGTGATGTGACATCGGTCGGCCCGGAATACAACGCACTGGACAACTGGTCGGCCCAGCTCGCGGCGGTGCTGTCAGTTGACCTCGACCTCATCAGTGAGGTGGCGCAGCGCAAGGTGCGGCTTCCGTCGATCGAGGTACTCGGGACGCTCTCCCTTCCGGAAAACCTCACCGTTCTGCCTCCGCAAGTCGTCACGGTTACCGGGGCTCCGACTGGTGGCACGTTCACGCTGTCGATCGGTGGGCAGACTACTGCGCCCATCGCATGGAATGCCTCCGCCGCCGTCGTCCAAGCGGCATTGGGTTCTCTGTCGTCGGTGGGAGTCGGCAAGGTCCAGGTATCCGGGGCTGGCCCGTACACCGTGACGTTCGACGGATTCGTCGTCGGCACACTGACGGCGTCGGCGTCAGGACTCACCGGTGGAACAAGCCCAGCGGTGACCATCGCGAACTCGTCCACGCTTGCCATCATCTCGACGTCGGCTCCAGCGTTCGTCACCCCGCGGGACGCGCGCAACAGACGATTGTTCGCACAGTTGGCAATGCGGGCTCGCATCGACTCGGCAGGCAGCGGCAAATCGCTGACCATCATGGTTCGCGAGGTCAAGCAGGGCGGCACATCCCGAAACTTCGGAACCTTGCAGTTCACGGGCGGATCGACCAGCATCGCGGCGACGCCGTGGATGCCGCTGAATCAGTTCGCAAGTGGTGCCAACGCGGACATCTTCGTGGATCATCTTGCGAGTTGCGGCGGCGGGGCCGTGGGCGTCGTGTCCGCTTCGTCGCTACGCGTAGGCGCGCTCGACGGCCCGATCTTCTACTGATTCGTTGTCCTGGCTTGGCGCTCGCCTGGAGTAGGCGAGTCCTACGCAGAGCCACAGAAGGATCGCCGAACTAGGCCAAGCCAGGACATCGAAGATGAAGAACTGCGCTATCCACACAACCAGCATGAGCCTGACTGCACCAGCGTCGCGCTGTATCGCTGCAAAAATCAGCCCGCAGATAAGGACGAGACCGGCCAGGCCGTATTGGATGAACAGCAGTAGAAACTGGTTGTCAATCGCGAGAAATCGATCCGACTGCAGCAGCCCGGCATTTAGCAGTCGCGGCGTGGATGCGCTGCCATCACCGAAGGCCATGGAGAGGAAGCCGCGAACGTCGGAGAGACGAGGGACAACTGCGATGGCACCTGCACGGTGAGTGAAAGATCCGCTGTCCAACAGTTCGCGGATACGATCCTCGGACAAGGCAAGCCCGATCAAGGCCAGTGGCACGCCGAAGAATAGACCCCGAGCTGCCATCGCACCCCACGTGGATGCCCCCCACGTGACGAGTACGAGCGCTATCAGAACGAGGACGGCGTTACGACTGCCTGAAGCCACGATCCCTCCGGCGAGGAGCACGATCAGGGCGACACGATAGTGGGCCTTCGCTACCGCGTCCGTCGCGACGATCATGGACACGGCGATCAGTGCCAGAGCTGCCAGGACGAGTGGGTGCCCAAGTGTCCCTTGGGCGCGTTCGAACCCGTCGATCAAGGTCGACTGCAGCCGAATCGACTCTCCGTCACGTCTGATGTTCGCCCCGCGCCACAGCGGTTCAGCCCCGCTGACCACCTCGTAAATGGCGTACAGCGATTGCGCCGCTGCAACACCGATGACCCACCGAAACACCGGGCGCTCGACCCCATGGGCGCGTACGGAAGCGCCGAGTACCAAGCCTGCGATTGCGATCCCTGCAAACGCTGCCAACGTCAGCCACTGGTAGGAATCGTTTGCCCGCAGGTTGGCGATGCTGCCAGAGACTATGAACATGCCCAAGGCCACAATTACGCCCGGCCGAAGTGTGGTCCCTCGGTCCTTCACAACGGTGACGATGGTGACCAGTGCGATCGCGGCGAGGATCGGGAGCCGTAGAGCGGTGTCTGCCCCGGTAAGTCGCAAGACTGGAATTGCGGTCAGGGCCAGGATCACTCCGACGGTCGCGGCCAGCGTGATCTTGGCGCTCGGGGTTCGGGGCACCCACGCATTGTGCCGTACCGGAGGAGTCAATGCCGTACCGGAGGAGTCAATCGAGCATGAAGGTCGATCCCTCGTTCAGCTCGACGTCGGAGCGGACGCCGAGTCCGCGGGACGGTATCGAAACGCTGTAGCTCCCCGCCTGTTCGATGACGGGCAGAATGAATGGCATCGCACAGGTGTCCTCGACCTCGAAGCCCGCGAGTAGTTGCGTGGTCCAGTGTGGACCGTTGTCGGTCGACACCGTGACTGGTGTTCCTGCCTGGAGGTCGCTGCCCGCTGGGATGCATTGGTCAGCGCGGTTGGTGTACGCGGAGACAACGATGGCCGAGTTCACTGGGCCCGGTTCGACGGTGTCCCACGGGTAGAGGAAGTACATGCCGAGGCATCCGGCGATGATGACGCCGAACAAGATCGCTTCACGGCGACTGGTCATGGCGAGCATTGTGCCGTACAGCCCGGTCTGTGCGCGCATCGAATGACCCGCGAGAAGCGGCGCATAATACGAGATTTGTACCCATCGCCGACAGTGTCACCTGCGCAGCCGGGTTGGTCCGGGGCGTGAAAACCGACCGGCTAGCATCACACGATGGCCGAGTATCAGATAACGCCGTATGTGGTCTCCGTGACACCGACGGGAGATCGCAAATCACCGCGTCGCATGGGTGACATTTCACTGACTGAGATTTCGGCTCTGCAGGCGGTCACGGACACCTTCGTCACCCTCAGCCACGAGCAAGAACCACGTCGTCGAGCAGACGAAGAGTCAGGACGTCAGATCGACTACCTGAACGTGCGCGCCGCGAACCGTCAGGTGGAAGTGACCTGCAGCTTGGGAGTTTCGGGCTACAACAGCATGCTGAAACTTGCTGCACTCGATGTCCCTGCTCAACGTGATCATCGCGATACAGAATGGTTCGAACTACGGGCGGTATTCGCTGCGGCTCCCACTGCCCGGGCAGGCATACTGCTCATCGAAGGAGTCGGGAGCTTCGGCATGGCATCGCTGATCAGTGAGGTTCTGCAGCAGGGAATCAGGGCTAACGTCGAGAACGTCACCGTATCCGTGAAGCCGATTCAGGATGCGCAAGCATGGGGCGAAACATTCGCAGCCATGACAACTCAAGCCTTGGAGTTCAGAACACTCATTCCCGGCGAGGTCGCAGATAACGCGCCCACCGGCGGCAAATCTGTACCGCTATCGAAGATTCTCAAGATCAGCCGACGCGGAGGCCTCGGGCCGTACAGCACCATCACCGGCAAGAAGCCACATGAGATCGCAGATAAATACGGGGTCGGATCCGACATCGACGACGACACATGGGTCGTCGCCACAGTCGCGAACCCTGATCGACGTGGCAGCGGTAGAAAGATCAACGTGGGCGAGAACAAGGTCTCCTCGATCTCGTTTCCTGTGGAGCGCGCTTCGATGTCCGGCAGTCCGACCGACGCGGAGTTCTATGCAACCGCGGGCCAGATCGTGGAAGATGTACGACAGGGCGTGGGCTTGGGCAACTTGGAGGTCGAAGCGATGGACGATGCGGTCGACCTGCGCAACGTAGAACAAACAACTGCGGCGAACTGGACGGTGCCTAATGAAGCTGCTTCCAGCTAGTGTCGTTTCTGAGCAGATTCGAACGCTCGGAGGTTCTTCATGGAGGGTCGCGGCTGGCGACTACGGGTGGCTGTACGTAGTCCCAGGCCTGGTGGGCGTGCTCGCGGCTGTGATCGGCGTACCTAGCGTCGATCCCGCTAATCTACTTGCGGGTGTCGCGGTGCTGACCGGCCTTATCTTCAATCTGTCATTCAGCGTTTTCGACAAAAGCCTGCAGATCCGCCGAGATCCGATCCAATCGGCCGACCCGATCATCGTGATGCTGGTGGAGGAGTTGCGTGTAAATATCAACTACACCGTTTTGATCGGTATCGTCCTCACCGGCATCCTCACGAGCGCGACCTTGTTCACGACACCATTCCAAATCTTCGCCGCGGTCACGGTGGGCTTGGTGGCTGCCGCGATGGCGCATCTGTTGTTGATGTGCGGGATGATCCTGAAGCGGTTCAACTCGTTGCACGATGCGATGAAGCCGTAGCGCTCGCGAGACCAGACAGACCCCGCCCCCTGCGAGTCGGGGTTTTCTGCTGTTCGAGGTCCAACTGGGATACTGGGCGGCATGGCTGACGAGCAGGACTTCACGTTCCGACCACCCGCAGACGAGGGCCAGCCCGGGTACGTCACGACGGCTGACGGCCGGCGCGCGTTCCGGTACGAGGGCAAGGACGAGCTGATCTACGACGAGTCGGCTACCGCGCCGGGACCGTCTGCGGCGGAGTAGCTTTCCGGGGTGTGTCGGAGCCCGGGTGTACCCTGTGTGATCTGAAATGGGCGGCCTCGGCCGGTGCTACCAACACCGATCGAGGCCTTGCCATCCACCACCAGAATGCACCTGGAGAAGTGAATGACCGCGCTACACGTTACAGCCATGCCTGCGTCCGGGGAGTTTTCCTCGATTGACCGCGAGTTCTACATCGAAGCGTTTCTCCACCGGTGGGATTCGGAGAACACGCGGATCGCGTACCGCAACGACATCGACGTCCTCTCGCAGTGGTGCACCGCCCACAATCTCGAGATGTTTGCGGTGCACCGCATCCATCTTGAGATGTTCATGCGGCACCTCGCGGAGGAGCGCGGCAACTCGGCGAACACGATCATCCATCGCATCGGCACGATCCGGCAGTTCTTCGACCTGGCCGTCGACGACGGGCTCATGCAGAAGAACCCGACAACGAAGCTGCGCTTACCGAAGCGACCACCAACCAGCGCGGTGCACAAGGCGCTGACCCCGCGTGACTACGAACGGTTGGCGTGGGCTGCCGCAGAATCGAAGCCAACCGAGTACGCGCTCATCCTGACGATGGGCATGTGCGGACTCAGGGTCACTCCGGCCTGCAGCCTCGACGTCGAAACCTCGACCGTTGTCGATCAGGCGTACCGCATGTTCGTGTTCGTCACGAAGGGCGGCGAAACGATGTCGGTGCCGCAGCCACCCGCGGTCGTTCAGGCCGTCGACCGCATCGTCGACGGGCGCACCACCGGCCCCCTTTTCCTGCGCCGGGACGGGTCGCGGATGACACGCGCCTCGGCAGCCCGAATCATGACGAGGCTCGGCAAGAGGGCGGGCATCGAGCAGCACATCACCCCGCACACCCTGCGCCACACTTTTGCTGTGACCTCGCTGGAGAACGGGGAGCCGCTCGAAAACGTCGCGCTCTCGCTGGGGCACAAGGACTCGTCGACGACGTACCGGCACTATGGGCGTAGGCGGATTCCGAACAATCAGCACACGTCGCATTCCGTTGCGGCGAGCATCCGGATTCCTACGCTTCCTCCGCTGCGGGCTGCGTCGTGACGGCTTCGCGGCTCCACGAGAAGGTGGATCGTCCCCCGTCTGAAGGCACACAGTCCGCGGTGAGCGGCGGGGTGTAGACAATCTGGTCGCATTCGCGGCAGGTGTGGGTGCGATGCATAGTTCCGCACTGGCAGTTGCGGGAGCCAACGAGCATCCGGTTCGGGCCGAGCTGATGCCCCAGAGGGCAGAGTGTCGGAGCATCCTCCGTCCAGCCGTGCTGGGTCCGGCGCAGCGAATTGTGGTCCACCCGAACCCTCCCGTGGAGATGAAAAGCGGGACCCGGTCTTCCCTACCGAGCCCCGCAAGCGAGAACCTACCATCAATCGAACACATGTACGAAGCGCCCCACCTCAACAGAGGTGGGGCGCTTTTCGCGTTTCTCGACGGTGGGTCTACTCGGTGACGAGCTCGACGTAGGTGGGCTTGTCGTACGCGTTCTTCGAGTCGGCGAACCCGAACGCGACCGCCTGCGCCGCGGCCGGAACCTCGTAGACGAACTTCATCGGGCTGTCGAAGCCAGGCTGCAGCATGTCGTTGCAGCCGGGGTTTCCTTCGATGTTGTACTGCTCGTCGACGGTCGTGTATTGACGCTGCCCGTCGGTGGTGAGGGTGTTCTGGATGGGGAAGGAACAGGTGAGGTCGATGGGCTCGAGTCCGTCGTTCAGGACGGTCGTGTCTACGACGAAGAATTTGCCGCCCGCGCGCGCCGGCTTCTGCGTGAACTCTGCGTAGCTGCCGCTGTAGCCGGAATCGTTGAACGAGATGGTCGGCGATTCGATGACCGAGTGGACTGTGATCACGATGCCTTCGCTACGCGCTTCCTCCCCGATGATCGGATAGTCACCGCCTTCTTCCGACGCTGTGGTTGTGGCTGCCGTGGTGGTGGCCGATGCAGTAGTCGAGTCCTGTGTGGTCTGCTCGGCGGCAGCGGGCTCCTCGTTCGACGAGCATCCTGCGAGTAGGATCGCGGCGGCCGCGCCGACGATGAGTGTCCGTTTCATGAGCTAACTCCTACCAGACTCAAGGCTTCGTTCTCTGCAGTGCTGTCGGCTTCGGTGGCCGCGTCACGCCATCGTCGGACGGTGGTGTCGGAGACGCCGAGCTGGCTCGCGATTTCTCGTAGCGACATGTCGCCCTCTGCGACGAGCTGCAGCGCGAGCCGGCGTCGCTCAGGGTCTCCCTTCATGGGCGAGTCTGTCGGCGTCTCGGCGGGTTCCTCTCGCTCGGCTGCCGCGGTTCGATCCGCCGGTAGCCTCCCGAGCCGAACCGTCAGATGGGTCACCCACAGCAGGAAGATCGGCGGAGTCAGTGCGACACCAACCGCGATCCACGTCGACTGCGTGACCCAGGCGTGGATGCCGTTGCCGACGACCGACACCGCGGCGGCGGCGACGAGCAGCGGCCACGAATGCCAGTCTGGTGCGGCGAACACGGCGACCGTGCCGACGACGATGGTGCCGTCGATCATGACCGGCCACAGGTAGGCCTGCGGCCCGAGTCCGGCGATGTGCGCGAGGTCGGCGAGGGCGATGTATGAGATCGCGAAGCTGATGATGGACAGGGCGACGGTGCCGCGGCGGGCCGTCACGAGTGCAGTGGTTCGAGACATGGTTCTCCCCTGGAACCGGACGGCGCGGTGAGCCGTCTGAATGGCTATGGACGAGATCGAGCGCGAGGCGATTCGAGATGAGGGCGGCAACCCGGACGATCCGCAGACTGCGATCGCGCACGCGTGTGTGCGGGCGACGCTGAGGAACTATGCGCGGAGTGATGTCGGTGCCGCGGTGGATGTGAATTTCGAGTGGTCGTGCTGCACGTTTGCTGCACGACCACCCGTTCGATACCGGTGAAACCCGCTCTGACCTGGTGCCCCCGGCAGGATTCGAACCTGCGACCAAGGGATTAGAAG